CTAATTTGTTCTTATTTGCTCCTTATTTTTCTTTGGAGTGAAGGCTAAGATCTCTTTTTTTCTCCATCTCACTGCTCTCCCTAGCTTATATGGCTCCGGAAACACCCCCTGAAGCACCCAATTGCGAATCGTTGTTGTGGATACACTAAAAAGCTGTGCACACTCACGTGTCGTTACATATCTATCTCCATCATCAAATATCATCTCATTACCTTTCTCTTTTTTATATTAATTAAATGGGCGGGGGTGCTGGGAGGAGAGAGCACCCCCATAGGTTTAAGCGGCTTTTGCCAAAATCTTTTGCATCTCTTGTTCTATTTCCCCTAAAAAGATTTCGACCGCTTTATTGATCTCTTCAATGTGTTTCTCATCACGGAGGACGCGTTTGACTTTCATTCTCAAACCAGTAGATTTGCCTACAAAATTTGGATTATAGCTAATGAAATCACACCATTTTCGTCCAGTGCACGCCATTTGGAATTGCATCTGTGCGATATATTCAGGCTTGATTTCGTCATATATAAAGAAGCGCAAATGCGTGGTTGATTGTGGGCATTTGACTTCGATTAAACCGTCCTCTCCAATGAACCCATCAGGACTTGCCCCCGCCATTTTCATTTTTGGGTGTGGGATAAACCCGCATCTTGTGACTTCTGTGTCATAAATGAATTCATATTCTCTCAAGGCATTCTCTTCATGTTCAATGCCCCATTGCATAGCAGGTGTTGTATAAGATTGGCTTATTCCCTCTATTAAGCGTTCTATCATGAGTTTCGTTTTGTAGTCTTCATATTTGCTTGTAGGCAAACCTTTTGCTGTCTTACTGAGTACGTTGTAAACGTTTGAAGCAGTGACTTTACCCAAGCGCGCTTGAAACCATTCTGCTGTTCTTTGTTTCATCTCACACCGCCGTTTGTTGCTCTTGTGGCGTTGCTATATCGGCATCTTGTATAGTAGAATCTGTTTCCACCTTTTGCTTGTTTTGTTTCTTTTTCAAAAGATGCAATACCGTTTGTGCTTGTCCTTCAGACATATCGTCAAGCTTTTTGACGTCGACATAAGCAAGTATTTTTTCTTCTTCTGCTTGGGTTTGTACGATGAGTCTTCTGATTTCATTGATCTGTTGTGGAAAAGCCTTTTTAATAGGTGTGTTCCCATCCGTATCATCATCTTCACTCACGACATTAAGAAGCATACCTAACAGATATCTGCGTGCGTATGTGATTGCAGAACCAACCGATTGTATATTTGACTTGCATCCTTTCGTGTCATAAGGAAACTTTCCTTCTGTTGAGATTTTATTTCCAGACGGATGCGTCAAAGTCATTTCTATAATTATATTGTCTGAACTCTGTTCTTTGATACGAGAAAACAAAGCAAATCTGTGTTTTGCAAGAGTATTTTTTACAGCATCAATGTACTGGTCAAGGGTTGCATATTGGCTGTTTGTATGGGTGTTTGTAGAGTTTTTTTGTATTTTTTGATATTCTATTTGCATATTCGAAAGATCACTGGCAAATCTTTCGTAGTTTTGTCGTTCTATTTCTTTTTCTCGTAAGGCAATGAGACGCTCGAGACGGTCCATATCGACATCATTTTCTAAGGCTCTGTTTAAAATACGTTCCATAGCAGTTTGCTTGACGGCTAAATGATGTGTTTCTTCAATTTCTATTAGATTATTATTTTGTTCACTCATCTTGATTTCCTCCTATTTGAGCACAGTCCACCCGTGGCGTGAATCACGCATCTGTTAAAAGTTGTTTGTGTGGTTAAAAACGGCTTATAGAGATACTATAAGATTAGTCGTTCGTATTTCTTTTCCATGATTGTTGCTCTTAATGCATGCTTTGTCTTTTAAGCTCTTGAGACAGCACACCAATTCCTTTTGCTGTGATTTTTGCGCAAGGAATGACTTTTTCTATTCCACTTGCGGTTTGAAGTGTGATGGTTGGACAATCCATAAGTTTCTTTTGGATTTTGTCTTGATAAGGAAGCAAATTTCCACCTGCTGCTCGTCTGTAAACCCAACCTTTTTTCTGTAAGAAGAGAATGAACTGTTTTGGTTGCATCTCGAGTATTTTAGCGGCTTCTGTAAGACCAAAGAGTCCATCGTGGCGCTGTAAGCTTTCAAGAGCCATGGCTTTTGGTGTTAAATCTTCAATGATGGTGTCTTTTTGATCTATTTGACCTTGTAGGTAATTCAAAAAGCCAATCATAGCCTTTGGACTTGAATAGTCGATTTGTGGTGTTACTGCTTGCTTTTCCAATTCTTGCCAACGGTCTATAATCCTAGCACGTAATGTCATGCTGTAACCCGAAACTAAGATAAGGCATTCACGTTTAGGAAGGTTGTAACAGTTTTGGGGCTTACCCTGTTTATCTAAATAGGTGGATCCAAATTTGGATTGACCCCCTTCAGGATATAATTCTCCTAACATTTGTCGAATATCACGCATAATATGCGCATGTTGCTTACCGCATAACTCTGCAATTTCACGACTAGACATGGTTGGAACAGTTGTGTTTTGAAAATTGTTTTCAGATATTGTAATAAAGTTTCGCATCATCACCCCCTTAATTAAGAAAAACATAAGTTTTGGTATAATATTCTGCCATAGTTTCTATGACGCTCTGCTTTAGCGATTTTCCTTGCTGCGTGAATTTTGAAGTAATGATTATCGGTTTTATCTGTTTCTATTTCAGATTTTGGACAAATCTTCTGTCTGTTCCATTCTTGTTTTGTAAAAACAAAATCCATGCCTTCTTTTAGATCAAGCTTTTCAACACAATCGTTAAACCAAGTGGAAAAATCTTGTTTCAAATGTAAGTGCCTATGCATTACATGGGCTTTGACCATTTTGGCATAACCAATTTTGTTGTCTACCTCGTTTTCAGGTATGAGATATCCTTCACTATCTTTATTAGTGTCATGTGTGTTCATGAGTTTACTCTAATTAATTATTGATGGGAAAAAGGGAGCGCTTTTAAAAGCGCCCTTTAGAATTTTTAAAGCACATCACAAGGACGCAAACGGTGTTGTTGTTCGTAAGTACCAAACATCTCATCATTATATTTTTCGTCTGCTAAATCAGATAAAAGGTCATGGTAAGCAACACTCTCGCGTACAAAGTCATGAACTTTACTATCCTCATGGAGATGTTCGATATTTTCTTTTACATATGCTTCTGCAATTTCTTCAGAGATATCTTCACAATTATTCTCAGAAGGATTTATACGAAAGATTTGGATTGCATCATCTGCCTCGTCAATAATTTTTAGAACTTGGCTTGCATCAAGTGGTCCAGACTCTGCAATGTGTTGATCTTTATCGTAGGCAACTAATAAAATTTCATTGGAATTTATAAGAATTGGATTTTCCATAATTTCTCCTCCCTAACGCCTCTTGGCAATTGTTTGTGCGTGGTTTATGAGATATTTATACCATTATGGTAATATTAAGTCAATACCAAAATGGTTATTTTTTTTATTTTATATTTGGAAGGGGCGAAATAATGGATAAAAATCTATTGATTGATGAAAAAATATTAGCGTTTTGGAAAAAATTAACAGAGGATGAAAAAAAGAAATTTATTATTTCTTTTCTTGATAAAATGAAGAAAGAAGATCAAGAAGTTTAACTTTGTTATCATAACTTAGATGTTCGAGCATATCTTCTATTTGTGCATCTAAGTTATTTGTCTCCTGTTCTGAAAACATCAATTGTTTAGGGGTAACGGATAAGTGAGGTGCTAAACGTATAGCCCATTCTTTTGTTAATTTCCGATGACCATTTTCTAAGCGAAAAATCTGTGGTTGACTCGTACCTGCTAATTCAGCTAACTTTTTAGAGCTTAAGCCCATTTTCTCTCTGAAAAATTTTAAGTTATTCATGATTCTTATCCTATAAAAAAAATTTTATCTTTCAAATACCAATACGGTAAAAATCTCTTGCACTAAAAATACCACTATGGTATGATTTGGGAATGTTTAAGCTAAAATCATATTTATTGAAGAATAATATTACTTACGCTGAGTTTGCAGCCTCTATAGGTGTTACACAGACATCAATAGCGCGTTACATAAATAAGAAGAGATTTCCTCAGCCTAGGATAATAAAGCAAATAGCAAAGATTACGGATAATTATGTAAGTCCTAGTGATTGGTATCAAGAAAATTTTACTACTGCAATACAAGAAAAAGCAACGCCTGCTTTTGTCAACGGTTCCACTGTTTGCATGAAGCCATGTGAACAAAATGAAATGTTGCAATCTCAATATGAAGAAAAGAATGAACATCAACAGCAGCATACACACTCTTAAAGAAGAAAGATCAGAGATGATAGATGTCCCACAAATCTCCATAAGTAAAGTCCAGTTGATTGATCTTGTTAATAAGATTGGACAGAAAGACATATATTATGGTGTCCGTTCGCCTCAAGATGCATGTCTTGAAACAAGCATGAAGCCCCCATCAACAGGTTTTATTGTTTGTATGCTACATAGTATCTTTGCGCGTGATGATAGAAATTATTTTCCGTTATTGCCGTACGATGATTTTAATCAATGGTTTTCATCTGTGTTTACGCAAGCTTTTACTGCTTGGTTTGATAATCATTTTTCTCAAGAGTTATCATCTTTTTATCGCTTAAGTAAGCTAATCTTGTTTATGTGCTTAGTCGAAAGTAAGCTTGACTTCTTAAGGGATGAACTCATCGAAAAAAGAAAAGAAGAAATCGAATTAATAGATAATGCGTGCAGTGTGTGTCTGAGTTGAGTTAATCCAATTTTTTAAAACTTATAACTACGCGCTCTGTCATAGCACACATAAAAATACGTAGAGCCTTAAGGGGGGATTATGATCACTAACGCACAAATCATTTTATGTCTTGATCTAGGGACTAAGACAGGCTGGGCGATATGCGGTGCGGATGGTCATATAACAAGCGATACAGAAGATTTTCAATCACGCCGTTTTGAAGGCGGTGGTATGCGTTATTTACGCTTTAAACGGTGGCTTACTGAACTAAAGAGATCTGTTGATGAAATTGACGCGGTGTATTTTGAAGAGGTGCGCCGGCATGTGGGTACAGACGCTTCTCATATTTATGGGGGCTTTCTAGCAACCTTAACAGCGTGGTGTGAACATCATCAGATACCATATGAAGGCATTCCTGTTGGCACAATTAAGAAAGCAACAACAGGAAAAGGAAACGCATCAAAAGTAAAAATGATTAAGGCAATATGTGCAAAAGGACATGTGCCTAAAGACGACAACGAAGCAGATGCTTTAGCAATTTTATATTTAGTTAAAGAAAAGGAGATTGGGGATGTCCAATAGAAATAAGTTTGTAACAATTAATGTAGAGAAGTGTCTTCTTGATATTGTTTTGTTACCAGCGATTGAATGCAATGTTTATCTCAGGTTGCGTTTGCAAATGCTCTACACTGGCGAACCTCTTATAAATAATTCACAAAGATTCTCTTATCTTACTAAATGTTCAGTAAAAAGATTTGAAAAGGCGTTAGATTATTTATTGAGGGTTGGAGTCATCATACGTTTAGAAGATGGTCGTTTGTGGAGTTCACAAGTTGAGGAGGAACTCAATAACTTCAATGAAGATCTAAATAATAATAAAGAACAGGAGGGGAAATATGTCAACTAAGTTAGCTTGGGTTCGTTGTTTTCCTTCTGATTGGGTATCTGATGCTAGTGGAATGACGTCGCATCAAATATCGACTTATATGATGTTGATATTGCTTATGTATAAGAAGAGACAGCCAATTCTTGAGAATGCCTCTATATTAGCACGCATTTCTGGTTGTTCAGTAAAAGCTTTTAATAAAGCGCTAGATTTTTTATTGAGTGATGAGAAACTGATACGTTTAGAAGACGGTCGTTTATGGAGTTTACAGGTTGAAGAGGAACTCAACAACTCTAATGAGAATTTGAATAAGTTTTCAGAGAGAGCGCAGAAGGCAGCGAAGGCAAGATGGGATAAAAATACAAAAGATGCTTGTGATAATGCTAATGACGCTAAGCATGATGCTAAGCATGATGCTTGTGATGCTATAACAAACAATACAAACAATACAAACATATATAATAAAAAAACTAAAACTATCGTTTTAGCAAAAAAAGAAATTGGTTCTGAAAGTTTAGAAACAAACGAACAGGTTGACGAACCAACAGAGGTTGCTGCTGTTGAAACCACATCAGAGCAAATCGAAACCTCATCAGACAACCAACCTCCCATTCACGAGCAAGAGAACGTTTCCCAAAAAGCAAAACGAGCGCAAGCTAATCGCGGTTGTCGATTGCCTGCGGATTTTGAACCCGATTACGATTTTGCCATTGCAGAGGGCTTGTCTCCAGAGCGCGTGAAAGTCGAAATTGCAAAGTTTCGAGATTTTTGGAAAGCCTGTGCAGGAAAGAATGCTATCAAACGTGATTGGCAAGCAGCATGGAGAAACTGGGTACGCAGGGCTATCGAGGGTTTAGAAAAAACGAAAAACACGAACAACAATGGTGGAAACAATGGAAACTTTTCAAAAGATCAAAGAACTCGCGGTGGTACCGGAGAGACAATCCGTAATCTTATCGGTGCAACACAGCTTAGTGACGCCTCTACAAGATACCGTGCAACAGATAGAGAAATGTGTAACTCTGGAGTTCCCATGGACCTTGAGAAATGGCAGTCAATTGACAAAAAACCTAGAGAAACAAGCTTTAGAAGCTTATCAGACGGTTCAAAACTTACTTACCGTGAAAGCGTCTGTTGAAGACATAGCAGAGGCTCTTGATGTGCTTGAAGGTGGTTTGACAATGCAAAAAGTTTCGAATGTAGAAGCGCGTGCAAAGGCTTATATCGCAGCTCTTAACGGCATTTCACTCTGGTCTTTATTGCAAGCTGTTAAAAATCTTATACGTGGTGAAGCAAAAGGCATGTCAACAACATTTGTCCCCTCATGTGCTGATCTGGCGCAGTATTGTCGCGATTTAGAAAGCAGGCTTTATGGTGTTGCTGAGAAGGTTTTTATAGCAGTTGAAAATACCCGTAATTTGGCTTTAGGAGGCAAGCGCATTTCATTCTTGAGAATAGGCAAGCCTAGTGAAGAGCAACATAACAGTAGCAATTCTAAAGCGGCTTAAAACAGCAAAATAGTGAAATTTGCTGATCATTTTACGATTAGGCATGTGTTTAAATCGACAAAAAGGCACCTTACAAAGTGATTTAAAGATTTTATGATGAAAACCATATCCGCAATATAAAACGCTCTGTATGATCAAATTTGAGACAAATAGACCAATTGGTAAAATTAGGATTAAAGCATGTTCATTTTTAAACATTTATTCTTAACAATCCGTAAACAACCCATGCGAAAAAAGTGGGTTGCAACAGCTGTTGGTTATGTTCCTTGGGGGGACGGAGCAGAGGAGTATTTTTACAACCTCTACGAATATGAAGACGGCACAAGAGAATGTGAAAAGTTTGATGGCGGACAGTATTATACCACACCAGAAAATGCGGATTTTAGTACCAAAGCGCAAGTGAAAGCTTGGGTTTACGGTGGTGCTATTCCGAAAAGCGTTCTCAATTACGAACCTCTTATAGATGAGATCAATAAAGAGATCAAAAAATTATCGAAAACCGCAGGAAATAAATATGTTTACAGATAAGCAGCTAAGAGCCTTGTTTGGCATTATAACTTTTATATTTATATGTTTTTTAGGAATTAAAAAAAATCTTTACTTTATTCAGAGTATTTTGACATTCGCATCTGTTTCTTTGGTAATAGTCACAACGGTTTTTGCAATTTTATGCAATTCCAATACTCCTTCTGAATTGCAAAACAACCCAAAATACAAATGCGGAAATACAACAGGTTGGGTGAAACTAACACGTGATTTACAACAATATATGCACCGACTTTTAAAGCTAATAAGTGTAGCGCTTGTCGTTTTAATTTTCCCAAGTAGTTATAAAGAAACGGTCTCTTTACCTATTATTTCTAAGTACGTGGGATACAAGCTTTCTTTTTCATTGGATACTATACTTTGGTACTCAGATATTGCTCTTTGGTATTCTTTTTTAGTCTGTGTATTGTTTCTTATGTTACGTACACGCAGTTTAATAAACATATCTATTTACACACTACAGTGCTCAGTTAAAAAACCATAGTAAAATTTCCGATTTTATAAAACTGTTTAGATTAAATGGCGTTGTCTCTTCTCAACGTTCATAGATGAAATCAACAAAAACATCAAAAAATCATTGAAAAAGGCGCGTAACAATGACTCATGTCTGCTCACCATTGAGATATCCAGGCGGTAAGGCTGCACTGTATGGAAAAATCAAAGAAATATTTGAGAAAAATGCATTAAATGGCTGTTCCTACAGAGAGCCATTTGCTGGCGGGTGCGGACTTGCTCTAAAGCTTCTTTTTAATGGTGATGTTAAAGATATTTACATTAACGATATTGATCTGTTCATTTGGAGCTTTTGGTATTGCGTTTTGCACAAGACAGAAGAATTAATAGAAAAAATCAATACAACGACCATTAACTTAGAAGAATGGTACATACAAAAAGAAATTTCTCCTGCAAGTGCAGATGTGCTTAGCGCAGGATTTGCAGCACTCTTTTTAAATCGCACAAATAGATCTGGAATTATTAAAAATGCTGGACCAATTGGAGGGAAAGGACAAAGCGGTGCCTATAAAATAGATTGCCGATTTAACAAAGAGAATATAATTGAACGCATTCTTCGCATAAGTGAACAAAAAGATAAAATACATTTAACTCGTTTAAATGCACGGGAATTTTTGCTACGTTATGGAACTGATGAAAACACCTTTTTTTATATGGACCCTCCTTATTTTAAAAAAGGAAAAGGGCTTTACACTTCGTTTTACAAAGCTAATGATCATAATAATTTAGAGAATGTCATCTCCCAACATGTGACAGCGCCTTGGCTAATTACTTATGACAACGTTGAAGAAATTAAATTTTTGTATAGGCAATATCTCTCAATAGAATTTAGCTTACAATATTCTCTACAAGAGAAAAGGCAAGCTACCGAATTGATGATTTTTTCACCTAAAATCAAAGTACCTCAATTTTTAGAAAAGAATATAGGCTCGCTTCTCAAAGCAGCTTAATTGCAGATTTCATTAATAGGAGCTTTAATCACATGCTTACACCATTTGGCAAAACCTTACGTAAAATTCGTATTGATCGGACAGAACGTTTATTAGATATGGCTAATAAATTAGGCGTATCTATAGCATTTTTATCTTCTGTAGAAATTGGCAAAAAGCCTATACCTGCTGACATGGAAGAAAAGATCATTGAGAAATATGCTTTAGATGAAGAAACGGCTTCTATCTTGAGAAGAGAAGCAAATATTTGTCGTAAGAATTTTACAATGAACTCTTCTGACCCACTTAACCATGAAATTTCTAACACGTTTGTTAGAATGTTTAAGTCTCTTTCACAACAAGATCTGACAAAGTGCAAGGAACTCATGGAGAAAGTAGAAAAAAAACGGTGCTTGCAGAATAGAATACCTTGATCCCCTTATTTTATACACCGTAAACATAATTTTATATGTTAAAAAACAATAATATCCTTTTGAAATAATTGAATAAATATGCAAATTATGCTAAGATTTTGTATGTATAAATTGCAAATCTAATGGGGCTACAAATATGCTAAATAAAGTGACGTTAATCGGGCGCCTTGGTGCTAATCCCGAAAGCAAAACAATGAATTCTGGAGCAGAAATAGTCAATTTTAGTATAGCGACTTCTGAGAGCTATACAGATAAAAAAACCAATCAAAAAGTAGAGAAAACTGAATGGCATTCAGTTGTGATTTTTAATCCACATTTGGCAAAAATTGCACTTCAATATCTAAACAAAGGTTCAAAGGTTTACGTAGAAGGCAAATTACAAACACGCAAATGGCAAGATAAAAATGGGCATGAACGTTACACAACAGAGATTGTCTTACCACAATTCAAAGGCGAATTATATTTACTTGATGCCAAAAAAGAGCAATCGGCATCCCCTACCCCTTCACCTATTACTTCTCAAAATTATGCTATCGCTTCAGGGGCTGCTGATCATAGTGCACTCATTAATAATGATAGCATACCGTTCTGATTGAAAAAAATATGACAAAAAGAAAAAAACGTGCAAAACGTGGTCGTCCTCGGATTAAAGGATGTATCAGAGAACCAAATGGACGCATCTCACGAGCAAAAACACCGCATGAACCCATGGATAAATTGGCAATTGAAATGCGTGCCAAACGCTTCTGTTTGACCATAGAAGAGGCTAAAAATCCACTTTCCAGTACCTATATTGGGCGACTTTATTTGCAAGGTGTGATTAACCAAGATCAGTATGATGCAGCACAAAAATATCTTGAAGTGAGAAATAATTACCTCTGTGCAAAAGCCTTACCAAATGCAATTTATGATGACTTTACTCCATCTTTTAATGAAGAGGCAAAAAAACAATGGATTGAAAAAACTACTCATTACTATGAAGCAATGAAAGAGGTGCTAAAAGAAGCGCAATGCCTTTATAGACAGCATAACCTTTATGCCGCACTACAGTATCTTGTTAGTGAAGATCAATCACTGCCACATCTTGTCGGTTCGCTGTATGTTGCTCTGAATGCACTTCATAAACATTTTACAAAAAACCGCTAAATTTTAAGCAGCATTTTGAACATTGATAGTGATCTCTTTTCCAAGAGCAATGAGAGTGGATTCTAAAGCATCTAATTTTGTTGCGTGGTTTAAATCCAACAATCGGTCAATTTGTATTGGGTGAAGTTTTAAAAGACGTACGAGATCAGCTTTGCGTAAGTCTTTTTCAACCATAGCGTTATGTATTGCGATCTTTAAAGTGACCAATGAAGATACTTCAACAAAAGGATAAGCAGTATCACGAACTCCAAAAGAAACGACTTCACGATCTTGAAAACGACCCATAATGACTGTTAAAAGCGCGTTTTTAGCATTTTCTAAAGCTTCTTTTTCGTCGTTACCATAGGTAATAAATTCCTGAAAATCTTTGCAAATGACAAGAAGAGTATCATTGTCATCTCTGATAAATTTAAGTGCATATTTCATTTATATCTCCATATTCAGACTTACTTTAGGTCAAGATCTTTAAGAATCTTTTGAACTAATCCTGTTCCTAATTCTTTCCGCGCACCATGCATTGGCAAAACCGTTTTTTTAGAACCACGTTTTACAAGCAAATGGCCGCCTTTCCCTGAGATAAAACTGCAACCATGTTTTGTAAGATATCTTTTTAATTCTTGACTGTTCATAAATATAATATAACATCTAAAATGTTTAAATGCAACAAATATGTTGTTATTTATAGAAAATTAAAAAGCAGCTTTTAAAATACTAAGTTTTGATCAAAAAATAAAAAAAATACAAAATATAGATTTTTTCTATTGACAATGCATGAAAAATCGTATTTAATGACAATATGGCAGTAGTCGTATTGCGTCTAAAATTCAAAAATATCCCTTACAATTTGGTAGAATCTTAAGCTTTCAATAGGGCTTAAAGTGCTGTTTTTATTGATAAAACAGACTAATCTATTTTGCAAAGATCAAACGCCATTAAGTAATCAATGATGTCATTAATTATGACTCAAAAGGAGCGAAGATGAAAGCCATCATCACGAAGCCAATGTGTGTTGTTGGAGACAACAAAAGCACTGTTCGCTTTGAACCATCAACACCCAATAATCCATTTGTTGAAGTTTCCAATCAAGTCTACGCACGTCTCAAGCGCGCTAATGCTGTAAAACCTTTTATTGGAGTCAAGACAACAGCAAAACCTGATAAGGCGGTTGAACAAATTAAACAGATAGAACAAGAAGCCGTACAAACATCATCTGAACCAGTGATAGAGAAAACCTCACTCGAACAGCCAAAAGCATCTAAAGCTTCCAAGTCACCTACCCCCAAAAAGGCTTAGAAGTTGAAGTTAATCATCCACCAAAAATGGTATCTTCAACAGGTGAAGGATACCTTCACCAGTCTTCAAGCACCACGCCTTAATTGGGCTTTGCGTAATGCTCTAAACACCTCTGCAAAACAAGTCGAACGCTTTGCAGAAAAACAAATTGCCGATGTTACATCTGCCCAATCAAAGCGTGTCAAAAAAGGCGTTTATATTAAAGAAAAGGCGACAGCAAGGTTTCTTGAGACAGATATCATTGGTTCTGGAACACCGATACCTCTTAAATTTTTTCAAGCAGAAGAAACAAAACGCGGTGTGACTTACAAAATGTTTGGAAAAAAAGAAATCTTACCCCATGCTTTTATCAAAGGTGGGAGTTTTCCAAAGCGTGTTGAATTAAAAAAGCTGAATGGTAATGTGTTTCAAAGAGCGGATGGAGATCAATTCCCTATTGCAAAACAAGAAGGACCCTCAATTGCTGGGGTGATGTCCAAGCCAGAAATTGCAAGTGCTATTGTAAAAAAAGCCAATGAGAGATTAATTGCCAATATACAGTACCAACTTGCTCGTCAAGAATATGCCGCCAATAAGAAAGCTAAATAATGTTCTTAAGCTATGTCACCACACTACTCACTTTAATTGTAATTTTTAAAGCAGATTGTCACTTGCGCTTTGGTTTTTTCCAGAAAAAACACAATAAAATCAATGCAAAAGGTACTTCCCAGCGGGTTGGGTCTGTTGCGGGGCAGGACAGCGCGAACTATCGCTAGCGACAGAATTTTCAAATTGACTGTACATTGTACACTTAACTAATTGATAAGTAATGATTTTAGTGTGTACAGTATGATATGTAAAATGTCTCCTTATCGCATTGAAGCCCGTTTTCAGTTCGTGACGTAAAGCTTTCTTTCTTGGTACGCCGAAAACCCCATTCCTCAAGATGAGGAAAAAATCAAGGCAAGGAGCAACTATGAATAAGAAGCATCGTGAAGGTCTATCGGTTCGTGCGTTTGCAAAAAAGATGGGTGTTTCACATAATGCGGTTGTTTCTCGGATAAAGACAGGTAAATTTGATGCGGCTCTTTTTGAAGATGGTTCTGTCAATGAAGCGCTTGCAACAGCTATCTGGAATGAGAATCCAACAAAGCGCCCTGCTTCACTTTTAGCGCCTGATGGAAAGGTGCGGACAAAGATCAAACAAGCCTCCACAGATGGAGCCAATGAATACAAGATAAAACTGGAGCGAATGCAAGTTGCGCTTGAAAGCGAAAAGATTGCACTTGAACGATTGCGCGAAACCACTGTTGATCGAGAAGAAGTGAGAAAAGAAGCATGGAACTTTGGAAGAGCGCATCGAGATACAATGCTCAATTTTGCCTATCGCTTTGGTACTGAAATTGCGGTGCAAGTGGGATGTGATGCGGCCAGCCTTATTGGAGCTATCGATCATCATATGCGCAAAGCTTTAGTGGAAAATGTCGTCCCTGTTTCTTTTCACGATCCCAACATTTTAGAAGAGAATCCAGAACATGATAAGTGATGCTTCGCCCTCGTCCCCTGGTGCTGGGCTCTTTTTTTGCTATGCGAATGAAGGGCGCCGTCCTGACCCGCCTTACACTGTTTCCCAGTGGGCTGATAAAAATCGTTATTTGAGCACAGTTACGAGTGCTGAGCCTGGATTATGGAGGACTATACGTACCCCCTATTTACGAGAGATCATGGATAATCTTTCTGTTTATGATCCGACTGAAACAACGGTTGTGATGAAGGGGGCTCAGATTGGAATGTCGGAAGCAGCATTGAACTTTTGTGGTTATGCCATTCATCATAGTCCAGGACCTGCCCTTTATGTGATGCCTACAGTTGAGACCGCTAAGAAACTGTCAAAGTCTCGTCTTGATCCGATGATTTCAGCTAGCCCTGCTTTAAGTGAACGCATTGCTCCTGCTCGTGCAAGAGACAGTGGAAATACAATGTTTTCAAAGGAATTTTATGGGGGAACATTGATGATTACAGGAGCAAATAGTGCTGCTGGATTGCGTTCTTCTCCTATTCGCTATTTGGTTTTGGATGAAGTCGATGCTTACCCATTGAATGTCGATAATGAAGGCGATCCTGTAACAATTGCTGAAAAACGAACCTCTGCTTTTATTCAACGTAAAATTTTTAAATTGTCCACGCCGACACACCGTGACACAAGCCGTATCGCCAAAGATTTCGTGCTAGGAGACCAACGATATTACAATGTCCCTTGTGATGCATGTGGTGTTCTACAGCCCATTGTTTGGTCACAAATCAAGTGGCCAAAAGGCACCCCCGAAAAAGCTGTGTTTGTTTGTGCGCATTGTGGTCATGAACATGCCGAACATCGTAAGTCCACCTTAATGGCAGAAGAAAACGGTGCTTGCTGGATCGCAACACAGGAGTCAAGTAAGCCTCGTCTGCGTTCTTACCATATTTCAGCGCTTTATTCGCCATGGCTGACTTGGGGTGATTGTGCGCGCGAATTTTTAAGAGCCAAAGAAGACCCTGCTCTTTTGCAAGTTTTTATTAATACAGTTCTTGGAGAGCCATGGGAAGACAGAACAGGCGAAGTTGTTGACCCTGATAGCCTCTATGCAAAACGTGAAGATTATCCCCTGGCACCAGAACAAGCCGTGTTGTTAACAGCGGGTATTGATGTGCAAAATGACCGCTTGGAACTTGAAGTGGTTGGATGGGGACGCAGTGAAGAAAGCTGGCATATTGATTATCACGTCATTCCTGGTGATCCCTCTTCTTTTGAAGTATGGGACCAGCTGGATGAATATCTTACAAGACGCTGGCCACATCCAGGCTATAAAGATGGCATCAAGATAACGGCTGCTTGTATTGATACCGGTGGTGGACACACACAAGCGGTTTATAATTATGTGCGCCCGCGTGAGGGACGACGTATCTGGGGGATTAAGGGGCACGCGGGATGGCGTGCGGTATGGCCGCGCCGTCCAAGTAGAAACAACAAAGGACAGATCAATCTCTATATTGTTGGTGTTGATGCAGCAAAAGATATTATCACGGCACGATTTAAAAAATCCGGTCCTGAAGCATCGGGTGCTGGTGCAACACACTTTCACAAAAACCTTGATCGGGAATATTTTGACCAGCTAACCGCTGAAAGAAAAGTCATCAAATATTTTAAAGGCTTCAAGCGCATTGAATGGCAAAAAAGCGAAAAGGCAAGAAATGAAGCCTTGGACTGTAGGGTCTATGCTTATGCTGCTTTACAAGGTCTGATTTCGGCAGGAATAAACCTTAATCGAGAAGTCGATATCTTAGAAGAGCGTCTGGAAAAACTTAAAGTTGAAGGCTCTTTAGAGCAGCCAACACCAAGACATGCCCCCTCTCCTGCTCCAAGAAGATCTCAGACAGCACAGCCTCAAAAGAAGCCATTCAGAACGGTGATGAATCCTTATATGCGAGGGGATTGGAGGTAATTTGTGGGTGAAACTTTAGAACCAATTAACAACAAATTTTCGAGACTGGAAAGTTTAAAAAGGCGGCGTGAGCAAATTGAAGAAGCTCTTTATTCGGGAGCACAATCGGTGCGCCATGGCGATAAGCAAGTCAGCAACCGTTCTGTTGAGGAACTGCGCAGAGCGCTTGAGATGCTGAACACACAAATAGCCAACCTTGAAGGACGCAAGCGTTCACGCGTTTTCTATTTTAATATATCACGAGGCTATTAATGGCTGGTTTTTTCAATAAACTCACGGGCTTTTTTACAATTTCTCGTCAACACAATCCCCATTTTGAAGCGGCAAGTAAAAGCCGTCGCATGGGTGGTTTTGACCCCGCAAAAAAACATATCAATAAAGCCATTGAGGAATGCGGTGATACCATTGTTGCTCGTTCAAGATGGCTTTATGACAATGAAGCTCTTTATGGTTCTGCAACGGAGGAATGGGTCTCTGCAGCTGTCAGTGATGGGATTAAACCTTATCCTCGTATTGAAGGTTTTCAAGAAGAAAAGAAAAAGCTTTTAGACTTATGGTGGCAATGGGTTGATGAAGCGGACTATGATGAAGATGCCAATTTTTATGGACTTCAAGCAACCATTGCACGAGAGGTCTTTTTAACTGGTGAATGCTTTGTAAGACTACACTATGTCGACCTCTACGGGCGCTCTGGTGTGCCTCTTCAATTACAAGTTTATCCCACCGAAATGTTGGACCTTTCCTACAATGGACCGGCTGAGATTGAAGGCAATTACATTCGTATGGGGATTGAATTTAATGCCAGTGGTAAGCGCGTTGCTTATCATTTCTGGGAACACCACCCCTATGATGATGTCCCTGCAAATATGGCATTTGAGAGCCAAGAGCGCGTGCGCGTCCCTGCTGAAATGGTCATTCATATCAAAGAGCGCCGTATTGCCGGACAATTGCGCGGTTCTCCCAAAATAACGCGCGCTATGACAAAGATCTTTCAACTCGAATCCTATGATGATGCAGAACTCGATAGAAAAAGGACAGCGGCTCTTTTCGCGGCGTTTGTCAAGGACAATTCACCAAACGTCGAAAAATTATCCGATAATCGTGATAAAAACAACGTTGAAGAAGAATACAAAGCACCTGTCATTGCGCCCGGTGCATCTCTTTATTTAGGAGAGAATAAAGAGGTTACATTCTCAAATCCTGTTGAGGTTGGTGGCTCTTATGAGGCTTTTCAATTTCGCAATATCTTGAAAATTTGTGCAGCACTTAATATGCCTTATGCCGTTGTGACTGGAGACGTTACGCGGGGGAATTTTTCAAATGTGCGTACCTCCATCATTCAGTTTAGACGGCACGTCAAACAATGGCGTGAACATATCATTGCCTTTCAGTTTAACCGCATTGTTTGGGAGCGTTTTGTTGAAATGGCAGTGCTTGTCAAATGTGTCAATTTGCCAGGGTGGGAAGAAAATTCCTTGCCATGGCTTCAATGTGAAAGCTTTGCACCACCCCTTGAAATGATTGATCCAAACAAGGATATCTCAGCGGAAAAAGAAGAAATCCGTGCAGGCTTGAAAACACGACGCATGGCACTTGCCGAGCGCGGCTTTGATATCGACAGCATTCATGCCGAACTGCAAGAAGAGCACACAGACGCTCGTGCGCGCGGCTTATCTTTTGACACGGATATGGCAGCGCCCTCTGGTAGCAATCAAGTAATTGATCCCGCAGATTCAGAGCCTTCTGAAACTTATGAAAGCAACCAAAGCAGCGAGGCACATGCAAATGGTGAATAATCTCGACATGCCGTTTTTGGTATCACGGCTTTTTGGTGTTCCTCATATGCTTGCCTCGACAAAGCTTGATGTCATTCTCAATGCTCTTGCACCACGCCTTTTTGAAGGAGAAAAGTTTGCCACTGGGGCATTTGGACAAGGGGATACAGAAGCTTTCAGACCCCCTGAAACTTATGTAGTACAAAACAATATTGCCATAATACCAGTTCATGGCACGCTTGTGCGTCGCGGTGCATGGCTTGGGGCTTTATCGGGATTAACCTCTTATGAAGGTTTGGGGGCTTCTTTTCGTGAAGCCATTGCACAACCTGATGTTCGCGCTGTTTTACTTGATATTGACAGCGGCGGTGGAGAAGCCGGCGGTGTGTTTGATCTTGTGGAAGAGTTTCAAGCACTCTCAAAAAAATACGACAAGCCCATTTGGGCACATGCCAATGAGTTTGCTTGTTCAGCGGCTTATGCCATTGCTTGTTCTGCTTCTCAAATATGGGTTGCTCGCACGGGTGTTGTAGGCTCGATTGGGGTTGTTTGCGCTCATCTTGACCAGTCCCGTGCAGATGAAAAACACGGGCATAAATGGACCTTTGTCTTTGAAGGTGATCACAAAGTTCATGGCAATCCTCATGAACCCTTGAGCGATACAGCACAGATAAAAATGCAAGCCGATTGCGCCCTACTCTACGAGATGTTTGTCGATTTGGTGGCGCAAAACAGACGCTTAAATGCTGATGCAATTCGTGACACAAAAGCAGAAACTTTTATAGGCAGCCAAGCGATCACGCTTGGATTAGCAGATGCGCAGGGCACCCTTGCGCAAGCTTTGGAAGCCTTAACGGATTCCATATCACAAAACCCAACAGCAACAACAAAAGAAGGACAAAACACATGGCACGCACACAATACCGCGCTGAAGAAGATGATGATGAAAAAATTGTCGACATCATCAATGACGAGGAAGAGGACGAAGACGATAGTGACATCGACAAAAACGCCGAAGACTTCGACGATGAAGAAGAAAACGAAGATGAGGATGAAGACAGTGAGGACAAGCAGGAAAACATAAAAGCTGCTCTTGAAAAAGAAAGAAAGCGCGCAAAAGCACTAACAACCCTTGAAAGGCAAGCAAAGCACTTAGGCGTTTCTTTTGACGCAGCAAAAGCTATTCAAAACGGTATGAGTCTCGAGAAAGCACGCCAGTGTGTGTTGACGGCTGCTAGCTCTCAAAGCGCGTCTTTAAAAGTCTCGCCTTATGCCCCTCATAGTGATGGGACGAGCAAGGCAAAGATTCACGCAAAATGGGAAGCCGCTTGGAGGGCAGTGAAATGACGAATATTATTTATGACGACGTACGCAATGGCGCTTATCTTGGACCCTACGACCCCGATATGTCAAACGAAGAAGTGGTGTTTGCATCAGGAGCATTCATTGAAGCGGGAACTGTCATGGGAAAGATAACCGCAACGGAAAAATATATCCCCCTTAATCCAGCAGCATCAGATGGCAGCCAAACACCGGCAGGGATTTCTTTTGCCACTGTTGACGCAACAGGCGCCGATCAACGCGCCGTTATTACAGCACGCTTATGCACAGTGAAAGCTTCTGAACTGCTATGGCCAGATGCCATCACAGACGAGCAAAAGAAAGCACCCATTCAGTCTTTCGAAGACAAAAACAACATTCTATTGCGATAGGAGAATGCACACATGGATATGAATTTTTTTAAACATGATGCTTTCTCAAGCATCACAATGATGAAAGCCATCGAAAACTATGAGTTTCAACCTGGTCTTGTAAGTTCTCTTAATCTCTTTGAGGAAGTTGAAACCAGTACCACAGTGGTTGGTATTGAACGGCGTGATAATACATTTTCGCTTATTCAAACCAGTGAACGTGGTGCACCTTTGGCAGAAGGTGATAGAGAGGATCGTAATCTTCGGTTTTTCAAAACAACACGGATTGCCAAAAGTGATACCGTAAAATCAGAAGAAATCCAGAACCGGCGTGAATTTGGCACAGAAGATCAACTCGAGACAGCAATGAAATATATTGCCAGAAAACAAAAGAAACTGATTTCTGAAATCGAATTGACATGGGAAAATATGCAGCTTGGCGCTGTTCAAGGTGTTGTCCTTGATGCTGATGGCTCCGTGATTGTCGATTGGTACAAAGAATGGGAAATCACACCACCAAAGCCCATTGACTTTAAACTGAATACAGAGACAACCAATGTTGCTGACCATGTTGACCAAGTCATTATGAGGATGATTGAGGCTTCAAAAGGAGCATTTTCTGATCGTTCACGGATTATTGGGCTTTGTGGAAATGAATTCTTTTCCAAGTTGAAAAACCATAAAACAATTCGTGAGACCTATTTAAACACAGCCTTAGCACAGACACTCAATAGCGCCGGAGGTATTGCAACACCAAGCGCTCTTGGCTCGGGCAGCTTTGGCAGTTTTGACTTTGCGGGTGTCACTTTCATTAATTACCGAAGTATTCACAACTATAATGTAAGTGCGAAGGCTGGAACAAAGCGCGCCATAGGAATTAAGCCTGATGAATGTCAATTCTTTCCTGTTGATGCGCCTGGTGTATTCCAAAAAACCTTTGCTCCTGGTGAAAGCTTGGATTTTGCCAACACGGTTGGAAAACCTCTCTACACCATGTTGATCGTTGATCACGACCGTAATGCATGGGTAAAACCGGAGGTCTATAGCTATCCGCTTTACATCTGTACACGCCCAGAAATGCTGTTTAAAGCCGTGATTGGAGCGAAATAACATGCGATGGCACGGGCTGCTAGACCAAATGGTTAAAGATGTGCGCAACACTTTTGGGCAGCCCATCATCTACACGCGAAAGGACAACCAGCAATCTTTTCGTATCACAGCGATTTACGGAATTAAGCATTCAGAATCCGACGCCGGTGGCAGAATCCCCACCACAATTGCAAGAAAGGAACTTGATCTTTGTATCAATGATATCGGAGGCTTACCACCAAACCCTCAAGATAATGTTATAATCATTTCCCCTGAAAACAGCAAAGCCCCCTCTTCTCAAGAGCATTTCATTGTGATAGATGTACAAGCTTCAGAATCCGGTATGTATAAGCTTATCTTGCGGGAGATAAAGTAAAGATATGCTTATAAAGAAATGATCTAGTACATGTTTATATTCAGAAGAAAAAAATACAAATTAACGAATGAAGCAATTAAGGTTGGCGAATTTATTCTTTACCGTATTAAAGCTATCAAAAATTTTGGTACAATTAAGAAAGGTGATTTAGGTGGATATATTGAAAAAGAAAGAAACCTAAGTCCTTACGATAATTGTTGGGTTTTTGATAATGCACAGGTTTACGGAAATGGATATGTTTCTGAAAATGCTACAATTAGCGATGATGCAAAAGTTTATGGTATAGCATCGGTTTCTGGTGAAGCGCAAATTTCTGGTAAAGCGCAAATTTATGATGAGGCCTCAGTTTGGGGAAGCGCTAAAGTTTATGACAGCGCTAAAGTTTTCGGAACAGCATCTGTTTCTGACGATGTAAAAATTTATGATGAAGCATCAGTTTCTGGTGAGGTATGCATTACAAATTCGGCATGTATTTTTGAAAACGCTAAAGTATATGGTGAAGCATTTATTTCCAAAAATGCTAAGATTTTCGGCAATGCAAAGATTTATGGTGAAGCATCTATTTTCGGAGATGCGCACATTTCCGGAAATGCTAAAATTTACGGTGAAACATCTATTTCCGGAAATGCTAAAATTTATGACAATACAAAAATTTATGATGAGGCATCAGTTTGGGGAAATGCTATAATTTGCAATAATGCACAAGTTTTTGATCGTGCAGATATCTCTGACAATGCGCAGATTTTCGATAATGCACGAGTTTATGGTAAAGCATCAGTTGCTAATGAAGCGCAAATTTCTGGTAATGCACGAGTTTATGGCGAGGCATCAATTTTTGACAGTGTGCAAGTTTGTGGAAAAGCGCGAGTTTGCGGAACAGCAGAAATTTACGATAATGAAATTATTTCAACTGGGGTGAGAGACTAAAAACAAAAAAAAACGATTGTGAATTCAAACCTATCACTGGCTTGTTTGATTTTATTGGAAAAGAAAGGATATTCGGATCACAATTAAAGAATTTAATCGATTACTTGTGTAAAAACGATTTTTAGAAAAATGTAATATTACTGCTTGACATTATGACAGGAGTATGAATAATCGAATCAGGTGCCTAAGAAACACCTTAGAACCATAAGCGGATTGGTTACCGAAATAATCAGTCTTCTATACATTAAAGACTTTGACTCATTATATGCTACATGCGTATAATAATATCTGTCGGGTGTGGTTACGCTATACAATACCCTTGCGGGGAAAGTGTAACGACGGACTTATGGCCGTGTTTCTTAGCGCCCGGCACTTTTCTAGAGTGTCATTAAGAAACGTCTAACCATAAGGAATTCATTATGAATACTCTTATAGAAATTAGAGAACAGGTTGTTGATCAGGAAACTGTTCAAACTGTTAACGCGCGTGATTTACATACGTTTTTAGAAATAAAAGCTCGCTTTAATGATTGGATTAAAAATCGTATTAAAGAATGTAAGTTTCTCGAAAATATAAACTTTATAACGCTTACTAAAAATTTAGTAAGCGGTGGAAAGGTAAAAGAATACCACATTACGTTAGACATGGCTAAACATCTTTCGATGATAGAGCGTAATGACAAAGGGCATGAGGCGCGTCAATACTTTATCAAATGCGAACGGCTTTTGAAACAAGTAGCAACCCCACAAGTTGACTACTCTAAACCCGAAGCATTACTTGGTGTTTTGAATCACTTACAAAGCCAAATAGAGCAGAAAGATCATGTTATCGCTGAATTAGCACCAAAAGCAAAAGCACTTGATGGTTTAAAGCGCTCTGATGGTCTGTTTGGTCTTATTGAAGCAGCAAAGATGTTGGAGGTACGACCAAAAGATTTAACGGATTACTTGCGAAAACATGATTGGGTTTATCGACGTGCTCCAGGAGCTCCTCTATTACCTTATCAAGATAAAATCAAGAAAGGATTCATGGATTGCCCTGCTATTACCATTCAAAGACCGGATGGTACAGAAAAGTTGCTGCCTTCAACGAAAATCACATCTAGAGGATTAGCTTGTTTGAGAGAACAAATCCATGGAGGTGTGCAATGAATAGCAGTGTCGACTTCTTATGCGATTTATGGATGGCGTTATCACAGTTTTCTAGACATGAAAATATGAGCGACAAAGAGTGTACTGCTTTGGTTGATACTATGAGCGTAGTGGAAAAAGCTTTGATTTTAAAACTTCAAGATGAGTTGCCGAATGCACTCAAGATTCTAGCAATTCTTACAGATTTTGGATATTCAGAGTTTCCTACAGTTATGGTGCCTTTATTGAAAGCTTACGAACCAAATTTGGAGTCTCCCATTAAAAAGGTAGCTTAACTTAAAAAAAACACAACTCCCCTCCCTGTTCTCAAAAATGGGGAGGTGGTTAAAAACGAATGTTTATAAAGAGAAAAATTACAGTTTAGAAGAAATGTATCTGTTTAAACTCACACCATTTTCAGCGGCTTGTATTGCAAGTTTTCTATGGAGCTCTGGTGGTATTCTTAATTGAAACTTACCACTATATTTACCATGTGACAAAGGCACAGGAACTTCTTCTCCATTATGTTGCATGTCCTCAACAACTTCTGAAACAAGGTCCATAATACCTTTTAAAGCTTTCTCTGCTTGAGCATCTAACCATGAAAGGAATGGGAATTCTGCACACAACCCAACATATTCCTCATCTTCTTGCGACCACAAAACACGATAGGTATAATGATTATTGTTCATCTTTCATCCTTTCTTATATCCTCTACAGAGGATATTGGTCAATTACGATGGCTTTTTCGTAAATCTCGTTCGATGAGATGTCGAACATAGCGTGTGTAAGGGATAGCTTGATTTTTAGCTTTTTCCTTTAAAGCCTTCATAAGTGCTTGAGGTAAGCGAATATTCATAGAGGCTTCTTTAGGTAAAAATTCAAAATGAACAGGCTTAAAACCAGTTAAGTCATAATCAGTAAGATCTGCAGTATCAACAAAGTTTTCTGCTTCTTCATCCGTCTTAAAAACGGGCATTTGTTTTAATTTAGAGGTTTTCATAAAAATCAATCTCCTTTTGGTGCATATAACGAGCGCTAATAGGACGTACAAACAATTCGTTCTTTATTGTTCTTAAGGTAAAAACTAAAAAAATATATCGCTCATTATAGCTTCGTCCAATGGCTCTGAAACGCTCTTCTTTAATATTGGGGTCATGCTTTATGACGAGATTTCCAGGTTCAGTGAATAAATACTCAATTTCTTTTTTAGAAACTCCATGTTTGGCACATTTTGGCCAGTTACCATCATCCCAATTTATGCCATGAACTTTGATGTTTGCTACCATAACGTATGTATATCAAAATGTATCCACAAATACAATAAAAATGATTAAAAATCAATCTGTTTAAACAGGAACACTCATGCATCCTAGAGAGACGATAAGAGAAACATTTGTTGCGTTGATCAAAGCAGCAAAGACGGCAGCCGGTAACAATGTTTTCAATATGCGTGATTTCAACTTCTCCCCTGAGAACACACCTGCAATTAATATCTCAACACAAAGTGAAACGATTGAAGATGGCTATGATTATGGAGTAAGGCGGCGTGTTTTAACGCTAGATGTTGAATGTTATGCGACATGTGAAGATGGAGCACGTTTTGTTGATCAATTAGCATGGGAAGTTGAGGAGGTTTTCTACGCTAATCCTAATCTTAACAACACTGTTGAGACATGCCGCCTGCAAAATATTGCTTTTGCCTTTGGTGATAATGGCGCCCTAGCGCTCCATGGTGCAATTTTAACCTTTGAAGTCATTTATGTGACAAATATCCCCAACATGGATGAAGAAGAAGGCAGTGTAACAGAAAGACTCGTTGAACCTTTCTTAAGCTTTGAACCAGAAACAGGCGTGAGAAATAAAGATAAATACCATAAAATTGAAGGTGGACATGTTAGAGCGGCGCGATAAAGAAATCACAGATCTAAAAAGACGTGTAGCCAATATGGTTGTGGTGGGTAAGATTAGCCATGTCGACCATAAAAACGCACGCTATCGGATAAAAAGTGGCAATCTTGTCAGTGATTGGATTCCAGACACACAAGCCCGCGCCGGTAAAACACGCTCTTATGAAGGACGCGATGTTGGAGAGCAAGTGATTGTTCTTTCATCATCAGGGGATTTATCACAAGGAGTGATTGTTGGTTCACTTCACACCGATGCTAATCAAGCAGCCGATAAAGGCAGCATTCACCGAACTATATACCCTGATGGAACCAGCCTTGAATATGATGATGAACAAAACACTTATGGAATTCATATCAAATCAGGGGGAAAATTTATCCTGACAATCTCTGATGGTGTGTCACTAAAAGGTGATGGTGGCAAGCTAGAGCTTACCGCACCGGAAGGCATAAAGATTGTTTCAGAAAGCGATATAAATTTAAACGCAAAAGGCGGCATCTCTTTGAAGGCTGGTGATGGCATTTCACTGAATTCGAATGATAGTCTCTCTCTTCATTCTGGGAGTAATGTTTCCATTCATTCAAGTGGACTAAAGCATAACGACACCAATGTAGGAGCAACACATGTTCATGGTGGTGTTTTCCCTGGTGGTTCTATGACAGGAGGTCCCAATTGAACAGTGGAATGGACCGTACAACGGGAAAGTCATTGACCGGCATTGATCATTTGCGCCAATCAATCCTTGATATTTTGTCAACGCGGATTGGTTCGCGTGTAATGCGGCGTGATTATGGTTCACGTGTTGCAGAACTCATTGATGCACCGGTTAATAATGCTTTTGCTGTTGCTCTTTATGCCGCTGTTGCTGAGGCTTTAGACAAGTGGGAACCGCGTTTTAAATTGAAAAAAATTGATTTTAAAATGGTTGATGCTGGACAAGTTTCTTTGTCCTTTGAAGGTATTTATTTGCCATCCGGCAAGCCCATTACCATGGAAGGATTATTGATAAAATGAATGGAGTACTTGCAAAACCCGAAATCATCACAGAACTTTCTTTTGAGGAAATACGCGCTGCTGCTCTTGCCCATTTAAAAGAGCTTTTGCCGGAATATACCATTCTTGAAAGTGATCCGGCTGTAAAAGTCATTGAGGCTTTTAGCTATCGAGAGTTGCTTTTAAGACAGCGTATTAACGAAGCGGCACGCAACAACATTCTTGATTTTGCAACCGGTGAATCTCTTGACGCTTTGGGAAACTGGCATGGTCTTGCCCGCATGGAGGGTGAAAGTGACGAGAGATATCGTGAACGTATAGAGCTTCATGCCCGTGGTGGCAATGGTAGCGGAACAGAGCCCTATTACAAGCTTATAGCCTTAACAGCCGATAGTCGTGTTAAGGATGCGATTGTTTACCGTAAAGGCAAAGACCCAACCATCTATATTGCTCTTTTTGGCAACAATGAAGAAGGAACGGCATCTGAAGATCTCATACAAACAGTCTCAGAAGCTCTTCACAGAAAAAATATCATCATGACCAATGATACAATCATTGTTCACGCTGCTGTCAAAAAAGTGCTGGATTTAGAAGCAGATGTTTGGCTGTTACCAGAAACATCTTTGAAAATTCTTACAACAATGGAAACAAATTTAAGAGCAGCATGGAGACAAGAACAAGCCATTGGTCGTGAATTAAGTTTGTCGTGGTGGATTTCAAAACTCATGATTGCTGGTGTCCAAAAAGTGATCGCCATTACACCAACAAGGGACAGTACGGTTTGTGACGAAGAAGTTTTATCGATTGGAAAAATCACCTTAAACTTCAAAGGGCGTGCGCGCTAATGGTTGGTTCCCTCCTTCCCACAAACGCGACAGAATTTGAAAAGCGCCTTGCCGATGCTTGCGATTTTCATCAAGATATTGATGGTTCTGTTTTGGGGATTTCACGTTCTAAACTGATCACACGCCCTCCCCGCTTCTTGCCGTGGCTCATTGAAGAATACGGGCTTGGAGAGCTTACGCCTTATGTTCCAAATCTCTATGATCTGATTGATCAAGGGCTTCAATGGCAGCGCTTGCGCGGCTCCCTTGCTGCAATAGAGGTGGGGCTTGAATGGCTCCAGATTACAGCGCGCTTTCAACCCGCATGGACGGGGCGGGTATGGTGGAATTCCTTTCAACTTTACTTTGACAGCCTCCCTGAACGCAAAAGCCTTGAAGCCATTGAAGCGATTACCGACCTCTCCAAAAGTTTGCGCTCTGATTTTCGTCGAGGGACCTATGGCTATGATGTGCAAGCTGTTGAATGCAATATGTCACGGCTTGATGACAGCATGTTGGAGTATGAAAGCGGTGTTCACTTAACAGCTGGGGGCACTTTGTTTTCCTTTGGGCGCACAACAGAGATCAATCACACGCTCACAAGAGAAGAAGGCAGGCTTATTGGCAATTGGATAGATGATGGGGATGAAGAATTAAGCTGGAACCAAATCGATTATCCATGGGACATGGCAAATTTTCCGTGGTGTTCGGTCAAAAAACATGAACGCGATATACTCATGGCAGAATGGTTTCATGGCCGCACGCTTTATCTCGTGTTAAGAGACACCAAAGATGGCGCGATTGGGTATCAAAGATGCTATGCTGTAGCGCCTGTCGAACAGGTTTTGGATGGTGTGTACAGCCATTCAGATAATCACTATCAGCCCTCCCCGAGGGGCACGGCGCTTCTTGTTGCAGCCCGCACAGACTTTCACGATGTTGATGGGAAACAAGCAGCATTTATTTCCATTCTCGTTCACGGCATTCCCAAACAAGATATCCCCTTTGGCAAGCTTTGGTGTGAGCCTGATGAACTGAATGGCGGTGTCGAGATACTCAAAACGCCCATTAATATTCCTTTGCGTGCCGATGTTCGCGAACAATTCAAGATTTTATTGAGGTTTTAATATGAAGCATGAAAGTGGTTTACCGTTTGCAATTGACAGATCTCGCGGCAAAGAGGAACAACAAAGTGTTGTCTTTTATGGCACGCGTCCCTTTATTCAAAGTGGTGAACTCAATGAAGTTCAAACCATTATAAGGGGACGGCATGACCGCTTGGGGCGCCTTGTGGCACAAGAAGGAGATCGCGTTGAACGAGCTGATGCCTTTGTCAGCAAAAAGACAAGGACCGTAACATTAACGGATGGCAAGATTTATATCGCAGGCGATATTTTCCCCGTTGCACCCGCTGTACTTAACAATGTTTCCATGATTGGACGCATTGAAATTGGTGTGAAGCTACAAAAAAAATGGGTGACATATGAGGATGATCCAGAGCTATTGGGGCAAGTCCCTGGCACCTTGGCAGAAGGAGAGCCTGGTGCCGCACGCGAAACAGCAAAGCTTGTTTGGGCACTGAAAGAGGATGCGCAAAGTGGCACTTTCTTTCCCGTTTATATTTTACAAGATGGTGTTCTGATTGATCAAAAATCCCCCTCATTGCTTGAACCCGCCATGCAAGCCATTGCGACATATGACCGTGCCCATGGGCATTATATCGTGAGTGGCTGCCGTGTGAGCGCATTGGGAGCAAATAACGGCTGCCAAGTGTTTAGTATTCAAGAAGGAGAAGCCAATATCAACGGCTTTAAACGCAAGCGCTTAGCTGCCTTGCGCCATGAAGAGATGGAAGATTTTTCGACAAGTGTTGTTCCAAGCGAAACACATATTTTTGCACCTCCAAAAGGGAAAACAAGTTTTACCTTTAAACCCTATTATTTTCCTATTGCCGATATTCAGTCTCTTTTGTTGACAAAAGAAAAAACCGTTAATGTCACCCGCGGTGCAATTGCCGCTGGGCGTGATGGTGTTCCTGATAAAAGCATCACCGCGTTTATTAAAGTCGTTCAAGGAAGCAAGGAATTTAAAGAAGGCACAGATTTTAAAAAAACCGGAGACACCATTGATTGGGCACCCATGGGAGACGAACCTTTAGCAGGGAGCAGCTATAAGGTGACTTATCGTTACCGCGCAAAAATCACGGCTGATAAAGTAACAGCGCAGGAAATAACCGTCTCAGGTGGGGCGCAAGGTGGTGATATTATCGTCAGTTACACTTACAAATTACCCCGCATTGACCGTATAGGTCTCAACACGGGGGGCAATGTGGTTTACATCAAAGGTATCTCGGCAGATCACCCCATGGCACCCAGTGTCCCTGATGATGTGTTGTCCCTTGCAACGATCACCAACAATTGGCTTGAAACGCCGAGTGTGGTCAATGATGGAACGCGTGTTGCCCCCTATGATGAGATGTGGCGTTATTTTCAACGGGTGCTCTCCCTTGACCGTCTCATGCAGTTAGAGCGCATTAAAAGCAATGTCGACTCTAAAGAACCTGTTGCCAAAAAAGGCATGTTCGCTGATCCCTTTCTTGATGATAGTTACAGAGATGAAGGCTTTACGCAAACGGGGGCTGTAGGCAACGGCATTTTGCAGCTTGCTATTGATCCAACATTTTACACTGCTCCTTTAAAAGCGCCTGTCACCCTTGACTGGACAAATGAAGTGATCATTGCGCAAGAGTTGACAACGGCTTGCGAAAAAATCAACCCCTATCAAAATTTTGCACCCCTGCCTGGTACAGTAACCCTTGAACCCGCGACAGACTTTTGGCATGAACAGCGCACCGATTGGCTCTCGGGTGTCACCAATCAGATCATCATGGGCAGGAACCGTGGCAGAACTATCCGTAACACAGAAGTGCATGATGACTTGGTCAATGAGACTCAAGAGCAAATCGATTTTTTGAGACAAATTACCCTTCACTTCAAAATTGAAGGTCTTGGCAGTAGAGAAATCTTGGAAAGTCTTACCTTTGATGGTGTGAATGTCTTGCCAGCAAGCCGCCTTGTTGCCGATAGCAAGGGCACCCTTGAGGGCACTTTTAAGATTCCACAAAACATTACGGCTGGCACAAAAAATGTTGTGGCACGGGGGAAAGGTGGAACAATTGCAACGGGGCTTTTTACCGGTCAAGGTGTGATTGATGTGAAAGTGATGCGGCGCACCACAACGGTGAAGATATGGACGCAAGTCGACCCACAAGCGCAAGTTTTTACACCGGATGAAACACGGCAAATCACAGGAATTGACTTTCATCTTTGCAAAATCGGTAATCAAAACCATGATTTGGTGATTGATTTGGTCACCACAGAAAATGGCTATCCGACCGCCGATATTCAAGCACAAAGCTTTTATTCTATGAAGGGCGCAAAAACAGGATGGGCAGAGGCACGCTATGATGTACCACTCCTTGTGATGGATGACCGCTTAACGGCTTTCGTTATCAAGACAGATGATGCTGACCATTCCGTCTCACTGGCAAAACTTGGAGATTTTGATGCAGAACACCAGAGATACGTTTCAAGCCACCCTTACGTGACCGGTCCACGCTTTTCTTCTGTCAATGCGCAGACATGGACCGCCCATCAAGATGAGGCTTTAGCTTTTCGAGTGCTAGCCGCACGCTACACACAAACAGAAAAAACCATTGATCTTGGCACATTTGATCTTGTGGACTGCTCTGATTTACAAATACGCGCAGCCATTGAATTGCCTTCAAGCGATTGTTCTGTCATCTTTGAAATTGAACGAAACAACGGCACGGTTTATCAACTCCTTCCCTTTCAATTACTCAGTCTTACCGAATATATCAGTGAAAAGGTAAAGCTTCGCGCTATTCTCAAAGGCACCGAAAAGCTCTCACCCGTCTTGTTTGCTCCTGTTCAATTGATTGCAGGAAAGATTCATAAGGAAGCCACTTATGTCACCCGTGCTTTTGCCTTTGGGGAAAAGGCAAGGTTAACGAGTTATATCAAAACATTTTTACCGGGCGGTGCAACCTTCTCACTCGAGATGCAACTGGATGATGGTGCTTTTGTTCCTCTCACATTAGAGGAAACAGAGCAACTTGCCGAGCCGCTTTGGACAGAGCGCAAATTTATCAGTGGTGACAAAGGAGCCAAACAAGCACGCTTGAAACTCACGCTTACCGGTGGACCAGCAGCGCGGTCAATGGTGAGTGATTTTGGCGCCGGCATATTGTGATGGGAGAATGAGAGATGACCAAAACCAAAAAACTCGACATGGAATTGCCTAAAGAAGGACGCTTTATCAGTTCTGAATTCCCAATCTTGCGGGAAAACTTGACGAAAATTGATCAAGCCATGATGGAAGTTGAGGAAAAGGTAGACGAAAAAGCACCTTCAAAACACACGCATAGCATAAGCGAAATCACAGATCTTGAAGCAGCCCTTAAGGCCAAAATGGCAGCCGATAAAACCTTCACTTTTGCTGATTTAAGCGATATCGAAGGCGCAAAAGATGCCGCCAATAATTATGTTCTCTATAAATCAAGCAACAATCACTTTACCTTTGGCAGTGCGATATCACTTTTAGGAACGCACCAGCATAAAACCGAAGATATTGTGGGGCTTGACGATTTTAGAGCCAAGATTAACGAAGATCTCACAGCCTATGGTCGCCTAAAACAAGCCAATGAATGGCAGAATTATAATAAATTTACCAGCAAAGTCACTATGAGTGGTGGTTTAGAGCTGTTGGGTAATTCGTCGTTTAACCTTATCCATAACAACAAAGTCGTTAGCAGTCTAAGCACAACCGGAAGCATGTTGAAGGGACCTCTTAAAGTTGATGGTGCGGAAGTTTATAGCAAAAATGAAGCTCTTGTTGCTCTTCAAGAAATACGTGATGAAATCACGAAATTAAGAAAAGCGACGTCCCCCCTTGAAATCCTCATGACAGAAAGTGGGGCCATTCCATGGCCTGAAGGTATGACCGATAACACAGGAATCGAAATATGGGCATGGGGTGGTGGCGGAGGTGGGGGAGATGGGGCCAAAGGTAAATCCAGCTACGGTGGCGGCGGCGGCAGTGGAGGCCAAAGTGTGTATGTTAAAATTAAAGCTTCACAGTTAAAATCCGCAAAAATTATTGAAATTGGTCGAGGTGGACGAGGCGCTTCTCCGGGAGGCGGTGGAGGTGTTGGTGGTTATACACGCATTGAAGGAATTATTACAGCATATGGGGGGGCAGGAGGAGGTGGTGGTGGCAGCGGCGGCGTATCAAGTTTCAATGGTAGTTTTGGGGGCGATGCTAGTTCTAATGGTTATAGAGGTAGTTCTTTTATTTACGCTGGTGGGAATGGCGGCAACGGTGGTAGTGGTCATGGTGGAAATTCTTTTTTTGGCGGCGTCGGCGGTGGGGGTGCTGGTGCTAATAATGGTAACGGCGGTTATGGCGGAGAGAGCCATAAAGGTGGCAGAGGTGGTAAAGGCTGCAAAGGCAGTGGACAAGGAGGAGGTGGTGGTGGTGGTTATTTCCCAGGAGAAGATGGTGGTGTTGGTAAAGGAGAAAATGGCGGTAATGGAGCAGTGTTGTTGATATTTTTTATATAGGAGCACTTCATGGAATATGCAGTTGTTGAAAATGGTGTGGTAACAAATATTATCGTAGCATCAGAAGATTATATTCACGCCCTTGATGGTGAAGCTATCCCTTCAAGTGAAGCGCAGATCGGCTGGACTTATAAGGACGGAGTCTTCTCTCCTCCTATTGTTGATGAAAACACAAAACAGCTCTCATCTACTAAAATGGCAGAAATAGACGCACCCGTAGAGCCTGTAAAAGAACAGCAAGAGAAAGTTGATTAATTCTAGGCGATAAGGCTTGTATGATTTTCTTTCTTTAAAACCATTTTTGACTGACAGTGTCAGTCTTATGAGAGAGTGTAGATGATTGTTATGGTCTCTTCATTGATTTGGAGAGCAAGATGACAATAGAATTTAAACTTCGTATTCACTTTATTAAGAATGGCAAGGGATCTAAGTTTTTAGCAATATTTGATCAGACAGCCATTGGTATGGTCGTAAAATCCTTGATGTTAACGTGCAAACTTATCCCTTCCATGCGCCTATCCTTCTCTTTACGCATGAGGTGGAGAAAAGAAAAACAAGTCTAGACGATAAGGCTTTCTAATGGAATGTTACTGTTTTTTCCATTTTAGCACTTATAATGTAAGCTATTTGTTGACATTAGCAGTATTTTACGCTATATAAAAGAATGATTAAAACGTTTAAAAGCAAAACATTGGCAGAATTATTCAAAACGGGAAATTCATCCAAGATTGATAAGAAACTTGTAAAACGTATCATGGTTCGTCTTGATCGTTTAGATATTTCTGAAAGACCAGAAGATATGAATCTTCCAGGATTCAACTTTCATTCTTTGATTGGATATTCACCCACGCGTTACACTGTCCACGTTAACGGACCATGGTGTATTACCTTTGAATTTTACTCATGTAATGCTTACCGTGTTGATCTTGAACAATATCACTAAGGATACAGTTATGAATGACATTCCTGCACAAAGAGATAAAAACCGTTGTCCTACTCATCCGGGAGAAGTTTTAGCAGAAATTATTCCTGAAACAGGCAAAACAAAATCAGAAATTGCGCAGATGCTTGGTATATCACGCCAACATCTCTACGATATTCTGAACGCAAAAAAGCCTGTTTCTCCTGCTGTTTCCGCTTGTCTTGGCAAAATGTTTGGTGATGGAGCTGCTATATGGTTACGTATGCAAGCCAATTATGATGCGTGGCATGCTGAACGCGAAACAAATGTTAGCAAAGTTCCAACACTTCACGCTGTTTGATCTCTTCCTCACTTTGAAGAGACGATGTTTTATGAAATACTGGATAAATAATAATATTGAACAACATCCCCTGCTTTAAACATGTTCGTCGCCATTTAAAATATCATCTAAACCACGATCTAAGTCGTCTAATATATTTTGCGGTGCATCTGCATAAACAAAAGATTGTATACGAGAACGCGCTTTTATTAATTCATGATATAAATCAACAGGAAGCATAATGATTTTCTCACGACCTCGCTTTGTTAAAGCTACAGGTTTAGACATAGCCTCATCTAAAATATCGCCTGCCCCGCGGTTTACATCTGTAAAACTATATTTTTTCATATGCACATCCTATCTTTAATGTATCATACATATTATACGTATAATACGTATTATGTAAAGATATTTTACGGCATTAACCACCTCCCCGCTTTTGAAACGAGGAGATAAAATTATGTTGTAGGTCTAAGCTACTTTTGCAATCGGGTTTGCTAAAACCCTTTGCTATTCACTCGCATTTGAAATGCGAATGAACCAAAATCCTTATGATTTGCTGTTTTAAAGTTAAGCAGCTTTCACAACAGATTTTGCTAAGACCTTTTTTGCTTCTTTAATGAGAGCTTTATATTTTCTATTTTCTTCATCGACTCTAAAAGCATCAAGAAGACGCATATGAATTGGACCTAAAAGATACAAAACTTTTTCACCAGGTTTCATACCTTCCCAATAACTTGGCAAATCAAAGCGTGTATCATTATTATAATCAACAGATTGGCTTTTTAGTTTCTTTTCACACTCAATAAAGTAACGACGTGCTTGACGTCCTTTCTCGTTACGTTCCACCATTGAGAGCTCTTTCGCCATGTCTAAGGTGAGGTGATATTCTGTACTTGGACGACCGCCTTTAGGTTTTACTAAATTTTTAGTAAAACTCACAACGCCTTGATTTTCCTGAAAGGTATTAGGTTTTACTCTTTTTTGAGTAAAACTCACAAAGTCCTGATTTTCTTGAAAAGAATATTCTTCAATCCGTCGTGAAATCCAATCGTTGAAGCGTATATTAACTTTTAAAAACGTATGCAACTCGCGTGCGTTAACAGTTTGAACAGTTTCTTGTCCAATGATTTGTTCTGTAATTTTAATAAGAGTGTTCATGAGAACTCCTTGTTGTTAGACGTTTTTCATTGACATTTTTTATAAAAATGCCGGGTGCTGAAAAACACGGCAACAAGCCCGTCGTTATGCCTTTCCCCCGAAAGGGTATTGTATAGCGTAACCACACCCGACAAAGCTATTATATGCGTGTAGCATATAATGAGTCAAAGTCTTTAATGTACAGAAGACTGATTATTTCGGTAACCAATCCGCTTGTTGTTTTAAGGTGTTTTTCAAGCACCTTTGTATGAATCTAACGATTTTGAATATTTTGTCAAGTCGTTCTCAAAAGCGGCTTTTTACCTCTCATTTTTCACATTCACTTCATTAGCCACTATTTTAAAGGAGCATAAAGTATGGCAACAGGTTTTCTACACAGTGTTGAAGTTGTCGAGGTTGACGACGGCACCCGCCCCCTTCGCGCGGTTCAGTCTGCCGTTATCGGGATTGTTGGCACGGCGCCCGATGCTGATGAACAAGCCTTTCCTCTTAACACACCCGTTTTGGTTACCGGTTCTCTTTCACAAGCTGCTAAACTGGATAAAACAGGCAAGCGTCAAGGCACCCTACCCAATGCCCTTGATCTTATTTTCAAGCAAGTGGGAGCTATTGTTGTTGTCGTGCGCGTGAACGAGGGTGACAATGAAAATGCAACACTCACCAATATTCTGGGTGGTGTAAACGCAAATGGTGCTTATGAAGGTGTTCATGCTTTCATTGGAGCACAATCCATTGTAGGACAAACACCACGCATTCTGATTGCGCCAGGCTTTACACATCAACGCCCTTCCAGTGTGAATATTGAAGAGAATGGAACTGGTGCAACTGCCAACCCCGTCGCAGCAGAACTGATTGGCATTGCAGAGCGTCTGCGTGCTATTGTGGTGCTTGATGCACCAAACACAACAGATGAAGCATCCCTTGCCGCAGCAAAGGATTTTGATTCAAAGCGCGCCATTATCGTTGACCCTTTTGTAAAGGTGAATCGTGATGGAAAAATTGTAGAACAGCCAGCAAGTGCAGCAGTTGCAGGTGTCATTGCTAAAACTGATTTTACACACGGTTTTTGGCATTCCCCTTCAAACAAAGTGATCAATGGCATTATTGGAACTGCGCGCCCCATTGATTTTTCCATTGGGGACAGATCAAGCCGCGCCAACCTTCTTAACGAACAAAACATCACAACAATTATCCGCGAAAATGGTTATCGTCTTTGGGGTAATCGCACCCTTTCAAGCGATACAAAATTTGCTTTCTTATCGGTGGTGAGAACCGCAGATATGATCAATGATGCCATTTTGCGCGGGCATCTATGGGCTGTCGACCGCAATATCAAAAAAACCTACATGCATGACGTAAGTGAAAGCGTCAATGCCTATTTGCGTGATTTAAAAGCACAAGGCGCCATTCTTGGTGGGCGTTGTACGCCTGATCCAGAGTTGAATACAGCAAGCGCTATTGAAGGCGGCAGAGTCTATTTCAATGTTGAGTTCACACCAACAACACCAGCAGAACACATCACATTCCGTTCACGCATTGTGAATGATTATTTAGAGGAGATTTTTTAATGGCTATCCCCGTTTTACCAAGAGTTTTGAAATATTTTAACATTTTTGTCGACGGCATTCCCTATCAAGCAAAATGTGAAAGCGTAACATTACCAAATTTGAACTTGGTTGTTGAAAGTTATCGTGGCGGAGGCATGGATAGCTCTATTGAAGTTGACCTTGGTCTTGAAACTCTCATTCTCACCATGACCATTTCTGATTGCTCTCCAGAGTTGATGGCACTGTTGGGGCGCACTGATGTCGATATTTCATTGAGAAGTTCAATGCAAGCGCAAGGCACACCAGCAGAAGGTGTTGTCATTACCATGAGAGGACTATGCAAAGGCTTTGAAATGGCAGAATGGCAACCGGGGAGCAAAGCTACATCCACGGCTACATTTACATTGCAGTATTTTAAATATGTCCAGAAGGACGTTGAAATTGTTGAGATAGACGCCCTCAACATGGTGAGGAGATTCAATGGCGTCAATCAATTAGCAGATCATAGAGAAAACATAGGATTATAAAAATGACAGTACAAACAAGCATTACACATAAATTACTTGTACCGATTACCTTTGAAGGAAAAGAACATACCGAAATCAACTTACGGCGCCCGAAATATAAAGACTTAAAAGCGACCTTTAAGGAAGACGATGCTGATCAGTTAGAATTCATTACTTCACGCCTTTCTGGCTGGCCCATAGATGCCGTTGAGGAAATTGATCCTTATGACATGGAAGATATTCGTGAGATTATAGATTTTTTTTCAAGTCGGCGGGCTTCCAAGACTGCGAAACTGCCGCGAAACTCATAGCCGATATTGCCATTGTTTTTCATTGGCCACTTTCAGACATGATGGAAATGGAACTGGAAGAATTGGTCTTTTGGCGAAATCAAGCAGCAGAAAGGTATAAGACAAAATGAGTGAAAAAGTTGCTGATGCAAAGGTGAGATTATCTCTTGAAGACAAACTCACCGCGCCTTTAAAACGTGTGCAAGAGAAATTCAATAAACTTTCAAAAACATTATCCCATAATTTGGGTATTCCGCGCTTTTCTGCTGCTGTAAAAAATATGACAAAAAGCCTTCATGGCGTTCAAAGTGCTCTTGGAGTGGCGGCAAGCCGTGCTTCGGTCTTTACTGGTGCTTTAGGGCTCGCTGGTGGTGGACTTGTGGCAAGTGTGACCGCCGTTACCATGAAAACCATGCATCTGGGGGATAGTCTTCACCACGCATCACGACATTTGGGGATGAGTGTTGCATCGCTTCAATTATGGGGCGATGCAGCCGATAATTCAGGATATTCCGCCGAACTTTTTCAACAATCTCTAGCAACTTTAAATAGGCGTTCTGCGCAAGCCTATGCTGGACAAAAAAGAGGCATGATGGGCTTTGAAGCGCTTGGCATTTCTGTCAAAAACACTTCTGGAAAACTCAAATCCACTTCTGTCTTGTTGGAAGAAATTACCGACAAGATGAGTAAGATGAAAAATCAAGCGCAAAGACAGCATATTGCTGCTCTGCTGTTTGGTGGTGATGGCAAGGAAATGGCCGCCATGCTTGCGCAAGGGATGGCGCCAATCAAAGAGCTCTTTGCAAAGGCGCGGAAAGGAAAATGGCTGATAGGTGCCGATGTCGCACAATATGCAGCGGACTTAAGTGACAAAATGGGAGCCTTTAAGAAAAAAATAGGCGGTATCGCGAGCTTTATTGGCGCGCGTTTCATGCCCGTGATCAATGATATGATTGACGGTTTTTCAAAGTTGATTGATGAAAACCGCGACCTCATTCAAACAACCGTTGCGAGCTGGGCGAAAACCTTAAGAAAAGTCTTTAATGATTTGCTTAATCCTACCTCTGATTTAAGAAAAGGTATCAGTGATCTCACAGAGAGGATTAAAGGATGGTTCCAATGGCTAGAACCTCTAATTGGTGAAATAACCCTCTTTAAGGTAGGACTTGTAGCACTTGGTTCATTCATTTTTGGTCCACTCATTGCCGCGTTAGCCGCAGCGGGAGCAGCGTTTGTCACACTTGGTTATACTATAATGACGACACCTATCGGGTGGCTAATTGGCGGCATCGCAGCTCTTGTTGGAGCTGGATATCTGCTCTACAAAAATTGGGACAAAATCAATGGCTGGCTGCTTACATCACTAGCCATAGTAAGCGCAGTTTTTATCAGGCTTGCTTTCGCTCTTTCAGGACCAGTGCTTTCAGCCTTCACTTCCGTTAGTTCTAAAATTACCGGTCTGGCTGCAAATCTTGGAAAATCCCTGCTCTCAAAAATAATCGCAGCAGATAAAGCTTTTATTAGATTTTCTGCTACTCTGGGAAGATCACTGCTTTCAGCATTAGCCTCAGCTGCTTCTGCAGTTGCCAGTCTTGCTTTAACTCTTGTAGGGACACTGATTTCGGCAATAACTGCCGTTGGTTCTGCTTTTATATCGCTTGGTATCGCAATCATGACCACTCCTATCGGCTGGATCGCTGGCGGCATAGCAGCCCTTGTTGGAGTTGGATATCTCCTCTACAAAAATTGGGATACGGTAGTAAGCTTCATAAGCAACTTATGGAATTCTTTTGCGAGCTTATGTAGTAACGTTTTCAATAACCTCTTGACGCTCTTTAAAAACTTTTCACCGCTCTCTTGGATTTCAAAAAAAATCAATGCATTGATTGAGTGGCTGTTTGGGATCAATCTCATGGAAGCAGGAACCAATCTGATTAACGGGCTTTGGGAAGGTATCAAAAGCCAATGGAATGCTCTGTCTGAATGGTTTAGCGGCATGATAAGCAAATTAACCAGCTGGATGCCTAATTGGATGAAAGAAAAGCTAGGCTTTAATGTTTCAATCAACAAAACTTCAACCCAGACCATTAAAACCTTTACCAATGAAACCAATGCACGAGCAAAAAAAATGCTGGGTACAGCAGTGGTTACAAATACCCCACCTGAAAAACGCAAGAGTGGTTTTAATACAAGTGTCGTTGAAACAGGACAAATGCAGGCAACAAATAAAGTGGGTGCCTTTAAAGCCCCAAAGCCCATTACGGTTCATAAACCCGTTGAAGTAGACGCCCGTGTAACCATTACAAATCTCAATATTTCAGTACCAAATGGTCTCAAGGACGAAATCAGAGACGCTGTCAATCAAGCACTTGAACGCTATGCAAAACAGCAACGTTTAGCCATAGCCTCTAGCCTTTCGGATTAAATACCATGATGTTAGCTTTGGGTGGTTTTATCTTTTCCATTGAAACAGCAGCTTATCAAACACTTGATATGTCTTATGGAGTTCCATGGGTGGAGCAAGGGCGATTGGGGAGAAAGGCTGCTCTTCAATTGCCTGCTGTTGCAAATGCGGAATTTTCTTTAGCAGGCGTGATTTATCCAGATTTCAAAGGTGGTCACAGACAGCTCGAATATTTACGGCAAATAGCGCATATGGGACCTCACATTCTTGTGACCGGTCAAGGCAAAATCTTAGGTAAGTTTGTCATTCTTTCTGTAGAGGAAAAACAAAGCGTTTTTCATCATAACGGCACCCCCAGAAAACAAGAATTTACGATAAAGTTGAGAGAATATGGTGAAGACCTATGAGTGACCTTTATATGACCAAAGATGGCGATATGGTGGATGCCATTTGCTGGAAATACTATGCCAAAGGTCAACAAGCACTTGCTGTTGAACACGTCTATGCAGCGAATTTGGGGCTTGCAGACTATGGACCCATTTTAAAAGCAGGCATCACGATACTCTTACCAATCCTCCCCTATCCGAAAGCCACACCAGTGATCAGAATTTGGGGCAGCAAGAAATGAAACCTTTTTGCATGGTTCTGGCAAATGGAGAAGACATCACAAAAACTCTTATGGATTATGTTTTGTCGATTGAAATTACCGATGAAGCAGAAAACAAAAGTGATCGTATCACTATAGAGCTTGATGACCGCACACGTGACAGCGATAACGGCTTTCTTGATATTCCTCTTATCGGGACAGTTATTTCTGTAACACTTGGCTATGAAGGCGGAAAAAACCGCGATATGGGAGCCTATCTGATAGACGAAATCTCTGTAAGCAGCCCACCACAAAGCTTAAGCGTGACAGGGCGCGCCGCATCAATGAATACGTCTTACAGAACTCCAAAAAGCCAATCCTATCACCAACAAACCCTTGGCAGTATTGTTCAAGAGATAGCAGAGCGTAATGGCTATATACCAAAGGTTGATCCTTCTCTTGCAAAAATCGTTGTGCGTCACATTGACCAAACAGCTGAAAGCGATATGGCTTTTGCTACACGCCTTGCAGAAGAATATGATGCGGTAGCAAAGCCCGTTGATGGCAAACTGGTGCTCGCCAAACGGGGTGAAGGCAAAGCCATTACCGGTGAAACACTCCCCATAGTTGTTATTCATGAGAAACATTGCACCTCTTGGGATTTTAAATACAGCGCACGGGATGAAGCAGGTGCAGCAAATGGCTTAGAAACGGATGTAGGAGACGACCAAAAAGCCGCTGCTGATGCACGAGAACCAGAAGAGATTGATGATGATGAAAACTTTATCCATATGGATGACAATGACAGAGCAACACCATCACCATCTGAATCGGAAAAAGCAGAAACAACACCTGAGAAAGAAGAAGAAGACAAAGAGAAAAAAGGCGGTGTTCTCGCAACCTATCATGATATCCGCAGTGGTGAAAAAAAAGAAGTCAAGGTTGGTAACCCACCGTTTCATGAACTCAAATACACCTACCATAACCAATCAGAGGCTGTTGCGGCCATTGCTGCTTATCGCAATAAATCATCACGCGGTAAGTCTTCTTTCTCATGTGATATCGGTGGTGATCCGTTTGTGCAAGCAGAAGCAAAACTTGTTCAAGAGCCCCCTTTCCGCCCCTATATTCCAGCAGAATGGCGCATCAAAAGTGTTAAGCACAAACTTGATAAAACGGGTGGTTACACCACAAAAATAGAGTGCGAACTTTTTGATAAAGCGCAAGAAGATGCGGCTGGAAACGTTGCAAACACAACACCAGACAAGGATGATACCCTTGATCCAAACGCCCCACCAGACGCATGCGACGAAGGCGAAGGCGTAATCCATATGGACGAGGAGGATATCAATTAGCAAAAATATCAAAAAATTATCAGAAGCTACTTGACAATGTGTCAACAATATGAATAATCGAATCAGGTGCTTGAAAAACACCTTAAACCAATAGCGGATGGATTGCCGATACAGTCTCTTTTCCGCACATTAAAGGCTTTGACTCATTGTATGTTACACGCATATAATGGCTTTGTCGGGTGTGGTTACGCTATACAATACCCTTTTGGGAAAAGCGTAACGACGGACTATTGGCCGTGTTTTTCAGCACCCGGCACTCTTTTCAGAGTGTCAATGAAAAACATCTAACCAATAGGAGTTCACATGAACACTCTTATTCCGATATCGGAACAAACTGTTGGACAGGAAATTGTTCAAACAGTAAATGCACGTGAATTGCATAGTTTTTTAGAAGTAGGTAAAAAATTTGCGGACTGGATTACAGAACGTATCAACAAATATAATTTGGTAGAAAATCAAGACTTTGTTTGCTTCCCTATTTTGGGAAGCAAAGGCAGAGGTGGCCACAATCGTAAAGATTATCATCTAACTTTAAGTGTAGCAAAAGAGCTTTCTATGCTTGAGAATAATAAGAAAGGTAGAGAGGCTCGTTTATACTTTATCAAATGTGAACGGCTTTTGAAGCAAGTAGCTGCTCCACAGATAGCTGCACCACAAGTTGACTACTCCAAACCCGAAGCGTTGCTTGGTGTTTTGAATTTATTGTTTTTTATTCACGAGTGATTGTTCAAGGAGCTTTTTGAGATCTTCTGAATTCATTGCCAGTAGGTGATTTAATGTAACGGTAGTGCGGACAGAATCTTCTAAACGAGCAAGAATTTCACCCGTAAGGCTACGATGATTTGCTTCAGCAAGCTCTTCCAATTGATTTTTCAGTTCAATTGGAATGAGAAATTTAAATTGCACACGATCTTTTTTTGTCATGCACCTAAAATATACCTAAAATACACTTGACACAAGGTACCTTTATGGTACTAAATATGTGCATATGGAGGTAAAATGAAAACGATCCAATATAAAATAAATATGCCACATACATTAAAGGAGTGGTTGTTTAATCGGGCGACTGAGAATGATCGCTCTCTTTCATCTGAAATAATTAACATTCTCAAAAAAGAAAAAGCGCTAGAGCATAAGTCCGCAAAAACTCTCTCTAACGCTTTACATCTAACTAACCTGAAAGAGGTCAATTACAATGAATAATAGCACATACTTACCTATCAATAAAGACAAATTAATCAAATTACGAGAAGTCGAAAACGAGCCTCGTGTTCGCGATGTGGACTTAGCAGAAAAATTAGGGTTTGTTCGTACACGTGACGTTAGAAAATTAATTACAAGAAATATGCAAGAAATAGAACGGTTTGGGAGGTGCGCCACTGTGGCGCACGTAATAAAGGGCAATAACGTAACAGAATATTGGCTTAACGAAGAGCAGGCGTTATTGATTGCGACATTATCGAATACAGAAAAATCTTCTCAAGTCCGTTATATGCTTATTAAGTTATTTGTTGCATGGCGTAGGGGCGAGATAAAGCAATCCTATGTTCAATCGATCGACTACTCCAGCCCAGCAGTAATGCTTGGTGTCTTAACGCATTTAAAAGATGAAAACGAGCGGAAAGACAATATCATTGCTAAATTAGAACCAAAGGCAAAAGCACTTGATGGTTTAAAGCGTTCTGATGGTTTGTTTGGTCTTATCGAAGCCGCAAAAATGTTAGAGGTACGACCAAAGGAGTTAACGGATTATTTGCGTAAACATGATTGGGTTTATCGACGTGCTCCAGGGGCGCCTCTATTACCCTATCAAGACAAAATAAAGAAAGGATTCATGGATTGTCCTGCTATTACCATTCAAAGACCAGATGGAACAGAAAAGATACTCCCTTCAACAAAAATCACATCTAGAGGATTGGCATGTTTAAGAGAACAAATCTATGGAGGTGTGCAATGAATAGCAGTGTCGACTTCTTATGCGATTTGTGGATGGCATTGTTTAAGCTTTCTAACCATCGAGGCATTGGAGATGAGGACTGCAATGCTATAGTTGAGGTAATGGAATCGGTCGTAGATGCTCTGGTTTTAAAGCTTCAAGATGACGTGCCCAATATTACAAAAATCTTGGCAATTTTGACAGATTTTGGAGCTTCAGAACTTCCACATCGTATGGGTTCTTTGTTGCGAGCCTACGAACCAGATTTAGACAGCCCCATTAAAAATGTTGCTTAAGTACCTCCCTTCCCCATCTTTAAAGGTGGGGAGTGAACACTAAAGTTACACGTGTGGAACTGGTCGTTCAAGAGGCTGTATTGCCAAACGAAACCCCATGGTACGCAGTAAAGCATTCAAGCTGCGGAACTCTGGATTACCTTTTTCTGAAAGTGTACGGTAAAGTTGTGTTGGGTTCAAGTTGGCTGCTTTAGCTACAGCTTGAACGCCACCATAAGCTTTGGCCATTTGGCGTAGAGTTACAAGCAGCTCACTCTGATCACCATCTGCTAGGATTGCATCAAGGGTAGCTGCTGCCAACTCAGGGTCATCACGGAATATTTCTGCCATTGCATCATCATGGTTACGGTCTTTCATTTTTGCACTCCTTTAATCTTCACGGTTTTGCCAATCACGCCAGCAAGCACATGCACGAGTGATATCAGTCTCTTGTGTTTTTTTGCTGCCACCGCATAATAGCAACAATACGGTCTTTCCAGATTGGACATAATAAACTCGGTAGCCAGGACCAACATTAATACGCAATTCATGAACACCCTCACGAAGCGGCTTGAAATCGCCAAAGTTCCCCTGCTCTAAACGATTAAGGCGGCGAATAATTGCAGTTTTAGCCTGCATATCACGGAGCTTTCGCAGCCAATCAGCTATCAAGTCTTTGCCATCAGAAGTAAGGTAGTGACGTATTTCAAACATGATGTATATTCGTTTATAAACGAATGTTTGTCAAGAGAGAAATTAAAAGTTGAGAAAAAATCTTCTTTTATTCCAATGAAAAAGCGTCATGAAGCTTAACCAAGCTATCTTTCCGAATGAGAAAGATGTCAATTTTTTAATCCAGCTCTGCTTTTTGCGGGGCTTTTTTTATGGAGAATCATATGCGAAAAATATCATCAGAAGGACTAGCACTTATCAAACAATGGGAAGGTTTGCGTTTGAACGCCTATAAAGATGCCATTGGGGTGTGGACAATAGGTTATGGACATACAAACAGTGCTGGAAAGCCTTTTATTTACGAAGGCATGACAATCACTGAAAAGCAAGCAGAAGAACTTCTTCGCCAAGACTTAAGACAATTTGAAAATGCCGTTGAACAAGCAGTTCAAGTTTCATTAACAGATGAACAATTCGCGGCGTTAGTGTCGTTTTGCTATAATGTAGGAACAGGAGCCTTTTGTAACTCGACACTGTTAAAAAAGCTCAATCAAGGTGAATATGAAGCTGTCCCTGCAGAGCTACAGAAATGGACCAAAGCAGGCGGGAAGCGTCTTGAAGGTCTAGCACACCGGCGTGCAGCAGAAACAGGCTTATGGGCAAAAGGGGCTTATGTTTCCTCCAATTATCAAACAGTAGAAACGCAAGCACCAACGAGGGTGTTCAAAGCAGAAGCACTTGCACCGATTATTGGCTCTTTTTCTGGGCTTGGTGGTTTGTTAGCAGGCAATGGACCAATCCAATGGGCTTTGGCAACCATTATGGTTTTAGCCGCATGTGCTGGTATTTTCTTTGTTGCTAAACGCTTTCAGGAGCATCGTCTATGATCTTATGGATAAAAAGAAATCTGATGCTAACAGGCGCGGCTTTAGCCGCTTTTTTTATTGCATTAGCTAGAGCCTTTACTCTTGGTAAAAAGAGTGAACAACAAAAGCAAACAGAAAAAGCTTTAAAAGCAGCCACAACACGTCTGGAGGTGGAAAGTGAAGTTAATCAAAAAAGTGATGCTGATGTGCGTGCTGCTCTCTCTGATTGGTTGCGCGACAAATAAATATGCTTCTTCTTGTGTTGGCTGGTTGCCAATTTATTTAAGCCGGAAAGATCTGAACGCCATCAGTTCCAATTTAGCAAGAGAGATCTTAAAGCACAATAATCTAGGTGAACGCTTGTGTGGGTGGAAACATGGCTAGAAAAAAAACACAAGACGATATAGAGCTTACAGAAGCAGAAAAAGAAATACTTCAAGAAATCATCATGACCTACAAAAGTGTAAAAGTGATGTCGCGTTATACAAAATGGATTGTACTCATTATACTCTTATTAGCGCTTGATTTTTCACGTATTATGGATGCGTTTGTAAGTATTTTTACACAAAAACCAAATATCCGACTCTAAACATACTCTGAGACGCGCGAAATTCTTTCGAAAATGATTTCTTAAATTTGCTCGTCTCATGGAGGCTATCAATAATAGCTTTACACATTTAAAACTGTTATTTTCACAGAATTGTGACATATCAAATTTCTCTTCAAAATAGCTAAAAACACTGTAGAGGTAATTGTAAAAATTCTATCCTGTTATAAATGAAGCCCACTGTTCCGAGAGAACATGTCGCTGTTCTAAAAAATCCGTTCGCATGTAGGCTTTCGTCACTGAACTCCCAACTGTATGTGCAAGAACAGTTTCGGCAATCTCAAATGGTGTTGACGTTGTCTCTGCTATCCAATCCCGTAAGCTTGAACGAAAACCATGGGGACGATAAGTCAAACCACAAACTGTCATATACTTTGCCATGGTGGCATCAGAAATGGGGTTGCCTCTAAGACCAGAAAAGAGAAAACCATTCTTTTCAAAGGGGAGAGTTTTTTCAATAACTCTCAAAGCTTCATCACTTAGTGGCACGCGAAAGTCTGAAACTTTCCCTACAATACCTTTCATGTTTTCTTTTGGTATCGTCCATATATTTTTGTCAATTTGTTCAAGGCGCAAATAGCGCAATGGATATGACCGTGCGCCTGTCAAAATCAATAACTTCAGTGCTAAATTTGAAAGGATCTTATCATCCAAGCTTTGATAAAAAACCGGCACTTCTTGCCATGGCATAGCAGGAATATTTGTTGATGTCGCCCGTGGTTTTCCTAAAAGCGCGCGTGCCTTCATACAAGCCTGTAGATCAACATCTAAACCAAGAGCCGCAGCATATTTCAAACAAATATTGATACGGTTAAGTGCTTTTCGCGCTGTGTCTGCTTTTTCATGCCAAAGGGGTGAGAGAACATTGCGAATAATATTGGCTGTTAATTTTTCTATAGGTAAATTACCTATGTGTGGAATCACGTGCAACTCTAGTGGAGAAAACCAGCGGCCGTTTTTACCTTCATTTTTCAACTCTGCTTTTTTGCTTTCAAAAGCCGCTTTTGCAATTTCTTGAAAAATATTGCTTTGCTGTTTTAAAATAGTCTGTTCTCGAAAGACAATAGGATCATTGCCTTCTTTAAGAATATCACTATAATATCTTGTAAGCTCACGCGCTTCTTTTAAAGAGAGTTTCGTAACAGGACCAAGTCCCATTTCACGGCGCTTATTGTGGTGCGTATAGCGAAAAAACCAAGAGCGTGTATTGTCTTTTCGAACATTCAACCACAACCCTGCCCCGTCACAATATTTACCCTGCGGAGACGTCTTTACGAATGATGCTGATAACCGATGAATCGCCCTCACTTAACGTCCCCTCTCGTCCACCTTTTCAAGCATTGCTCGTCCACCTTTTTGGGTCCACCTTTTAGACCACCTTTAATTTCTGATTTGAGATTTTTTCTTTAATACTTACTTTTTTTATTGAATCATAAAAAGCTAGAGGCATCAATATGCTCTTGCACACCTTGATACAACTTGATTCTTGTTGCTAAAGCCTGATTCGCCTCTTTTGGGCACCATGCTTTTTTTTATCAAAAATAATTTATTGATTTTCCATATGTTTTTTTAAGTGAGGGATACGTAAATAAAAGTGAGGGAATAGGATTTTGCAACACGTCTCTCTAATTATTGCGAATCAAGAGTTCTTTTTGGGGTATTTTTTTAGCCGTACCTGCTGCCCAAAGGGTCTCTAATTCTAAAAAGTCAAAATCCCTAAAAATCTCTCGAACCGCATCACAATCATTCAGACTCAAGACAAATTTACCTTGGATTCCTTTGAGAACTTTTGCCATGTTCACAAAATCATCTTCAACAAAATTTCCAGAACTATAACACTTCTTCTTTACAAGATAAGGCGGGTCTAGGTAAAATAAACTGTCGGGTGCATCAAAAAGTTCGACAACCTGCTCCCACGACAAATTTAAGATTGTCGTATCAAGAAGCTTCTGTCTAACACGCCGCATCCTTGATAACAGCTTATCGGGATTAAACTCTGCCGTTCTTTTTCTTCCAAATCTAAAAGAAACATAATCTTTTTGCCCATACATCACACAACGTTGGAGAAACAAAAAACGTGCGGCTCTTTCAACTTTGGAGAGGCTCTCTGGTTCAATAGCCGCAAGTTCAAAAAACAACTGTCTTGAACAAACAAACCATTCTAGTCGTTTGGCTAAATCATCAAAGTCATTTTGAACACATTGAAACAGATTCGTGATCTCTCCATTCAAATCATTAATCACGGAATATTTTGCTGGTCTTTTATTGAGGAAAATAACACCAGAGCCTAAAAATGGTTCAACATAGGTTTCATGGTCAATGCTATTTAAAATCGGTATAATTTTCTTACGTAGATAGTGTTTACCACCCATCCACGCAAACAATGTTTGTGTGAATTCTTGTGTCATCATATTTTTAAAGGAGAGATTTGATATTTAACTTTTTGTTATCCACTTTTTGAGGTGTGAGAAGCTATTCTCTACGGCGTCCACAAAACGGGAAAAATCTATTACAAACATAAAGACAATAAAGGCTATCAATTTCATGAGGCGTGACATCATCTTTAAGCCTTGATAGGTCTCTATCATCTCGTGAAGGAGTTGTTGTTCTTTTTCTGTAAGATCTTTATCTTTGCTGCTTCGTTTCTTGACCATCTTTCCAACCACATAAATGGGCTCCCTGCTTGTTATGCTTCAAAATATCTCTTGCAAGGTTGGAACTGATGACCGCAACATCCTTGTTATCCAAATAAATGGGCAACCAGCCACCACAAGAAACAGACCTATTTGCCGCGCACCCAACGAGAAAGTTCAGAGCGCACACCAGCATCACTTTTTTGATTAACTTCATTTTCTACCTCAAGCCGCGTTGTTGCTGTCTTTAAAGCATTCTCTGTTTGCTTTTGCCGTTCGCTTTGCTTGCCAAGGTGAAACGCCTTGGCTAAAGCCATAAAAAAAACGGCTAAAGCCGCTGTAAACATAAGAGAATATTTCTTTAGCCAAAAAATCATAAGCGTTGCTCCCGAAACCGCTTGGCGACAATCACTATGCCCGTTACAGCCGCTAAAACCATGATGCCTGCTAATGCCCATTGCACTGGTCCATTGCCTGCTAAAAAGTCAAAATCCCTAAAAATCTCTCGAACCGCATCACAATCATTCAGACTCAAGACAAATTTACCTTGGATTCCTTTGAGAACTTTTGCCATGTTCACAAAATCATCTTCAACAAAATTTCCAGAACTATAACACTTCTTCTTTACAAGATAAGGCGGGTCTAGGTAAAATAAACTGTCGGGTGCATCAAAAAGTTCGACAACCTGCTCCCACGACAAATTTAAGATTGTCGTATCAAGAAGCTTCTGTCTAACACGCCGCATCCTTGATAACAGCTTATCGGGATTAAACTCTGCCGTTCTTTTTCTTCCAAATCTAAAAGAAACATAATCTTTTTGCCCATACATCACACAACGTTGGAGAAACAAAAAACGTGCGGCTCTTTCAACTTTGGAGAGGCTCTCTGGTTCAATAGCCGCAAGTTCAAAAAACAACTGTCTTGAACAAACAAACCATTCTAGTCGTTTGGCTAAATCATCAAAGTCATTTTGAACACATTGAAACAGATTCGTGATCTCTCCATTCAAATCATTAATCACGGAATATTTTGCTGGTCTTTTATTGAGGAAAATAACACCAGAGCCTAAAAATGGTTCAACATAGGTTTCATGGTCAATGCTATTTAAAATCGGTATAATTTTCTTACGTAGATAGTGTTTACCACCCATCCACGCAAACAATGTTTGTGTGAATTCTTGTGTCATCATATTTTTAAAGGAGAGATTTGATATTTAACTTTTTGTTATCCACTTTTTGAGGTGTGAGAAGCTATTCTCTACGGCGTCCACAAAACGGGAAAAATCTATTACAAACATAAAGACAATAAAGGCTATCAATTTCATGAGGCGTGACATCATCTTTAAGCCTTGATAGGTCTCTATCATCTCGTGAAGGAGTTGTTGTTCTTTTTCTGTAAGATCTTTATCTTTGCTGCTTCGTTTCTTGACCATCTTTCCAACCACATAAATGGGCTCCCTGCTTGTTATGCTTCAAAATATCTCTTGCAAGGTTGGAACTGATGACCGCAACATCCTTGTTATCCAAATAAATGGGCAACCAGCCACCACAAGAAACAGACCTATTTGCCGCGCACCCAACGAGAAAGTTCAGAGCGCACACCAGCATCACTTTTTTGATTAACTTCATTTTCTACCTCAAGCCGCGTTGTTGCTGTCTTTAAAGCATTCTCTGTTTGCTTTTGCCGTTCGCTTTGCTTGCCAAGGTGAAACGCCTTGGCTAAAGCCATAAAAAAAACGGCTAAAGCCGCTGTAAACATAAGAGAATATTTCTTTAGCCAAAAAATCATAAGCGTTGCTCCCGAAACCGCTTGGCGACAATCACTATGCCCGTTACAGCCGCTAAAACCATGATGCCTGCTAATGCCCATTGCACTGGTCCATTGCCTGCTAACAAGCCACCAAAACCAGAACAAGACCCTATAATCGGGGCAAGTGCTTCTATTTTAAGAAGTCCGGTTGCCGTTTTCGTTTCTACCCTTTGATAATTCGAAGAAACATAAGCCCCTTTTGCCCATAATCCCGCTTCTGCTGCTCGACGGTTGGCTAAACCCGCAAGAGGCTTCCCACCCACCTTATTCCATTTCTGTAATTCAACAGGTACGGCTTCATAATCGCCTTGATTAAGCTTCTTCAACAATGTTGACTTGCGAAAAGCAGCTGTTCCTACATTATAGCAAAACGAGACTAATGCCGCGAATTGGCAATCCGTTAACGAAACTGTGACCGATTCCTCTACCGTCTTCTCAAATTGCTTTAAGTCCTCACAAAGAATTTTTTCCGCTTGCTCTTTGTTAATACACATGCCTTTTTTGACAAGGGGGTGACCCGCATTGCTGGTGTGACCATAACCAATCGTCCAAACACATGCCGTATCTCTATAAGCCTCTAAACGCAATCCTTCCCATTGTTTGATAAGTTCTAATCCTTCTTTCGATATCTTTCTCATCTGACGCTCCATAAAAAAAGCCCCACAAAAGTGAGGCGGCATAAAAATGTTTTCTTATGATCTCTATTGACTATGCTCTTTGATCAACTGTTCGACTTCTTCAACACGAAAGCCAAGTTGAAAGAGCGGTGCATATTCGCTTTCCTGTAATTCATACTGACAACGCTTTTCTACAAAATCACCATTTAAATCAAACGGTATTTCTGTTGTTCGACAAACCTTATGCGTATCATCTTCTACCCCCTCTTCCCCTTCACTGAGTTCTTTGACAAAAAACCAATAAAAACGCGTTGTCAAAAGCATCTCTAGCCTTCTTACTGTTTCAACTTTGTCAAAAGAAAGCATGTTCAGATAATCTTGCTTGCTATTTAAATGTTCTGGATAATCTATCATCTACCCCTCCTAAACAAAATGCCGTGGATGACTACAGCCACGGGCGCTAGCCGATTCATAAATAGCATTCCGTATAATGACTGCACGTAGATGTGGAGTGATATTCGTAGTATCTGACCAGTCTCCACCAGCCAACAATGCATACATATCTTTTTTAAACTGTACATTTGGTGAGGTTCCAGTTACTGTTTGCATGAAACACACATCTCTCACAAATTGCCAAACATAACCGCAACCATCTTCACAACCGATATGCGAAATCATCCGTATATTTGCCGTATTCTTATGACCTCCAGAATGTTTCGGTGAAGGTGCTTTTTTGCCTTGAATCCCACCACCTTCATTGCTTCCATACATCGCAGAGGTAAATTCTGTATTATTGAGCAAAGCCTTCTTAACACGCAGCATATCGGATATATGATCTATTTGTAGACGGTTCGTCGTAATAGGAACATTATACGCAGAGCGGGTATTGTGACCCGTCCCTGACTGAAGATAAATATCAACCCAAATATCTTGTGACGAGTCGTAAACCATGCCCTCTGGGGAACTATGCGGGCGGTGATTCAAACACCAAACAGAGTGCGGCAATATATCCCCTGCTTGATAACCGGATAAGGGATGACCAGAAATCGTACCAACATCCGCACAGAGCGTATGAAACCCTCCTATCTTACGAGAATTACTCACTGTGTAATCCCTTGGATAGGTAGAGTTTTCTGACAAAACAAGTTTATGAGACTGTTTTCCATCAGAAACCAGATAAACATAATAATCCTTGCCTGCCGAAAGAGAAGGAACGCTTATTCTTGTATCTGCCGTATAACTTGCAACCAAAGTATCATTGCCTAATGCCAAGGTTATACGCGTTCCTTTCTTCAAGGTGAGTTGTTTTTTCCCTGTCGCAACAAGAAACGGCGTAGAAATTGAAAGAACCGTTAAATTGGACTGTTTCAGTAAATTGTTTATCTCTTCCCCTAGCACTTTTGCCTGTGAGGCTACTGTATGAGCTGTTGTCGCTGTTTCCAGAGAACTCTTGATACCACTAAGCTCTTTCTTCATTGTATCGGCGGTTGTTTTGGCTTCTTCTGCTGTTCTTTTCGCTCTATCAGCGGTTTCCTTGGCTTTATCAGCTTCGCTCTTGGCTTGATAAGCTTTTGAATCTGCTGCTTCGGCTTTTTTCTTGGCTTCGTCTGAATACATCCGCGCTAAACTTACGGGGGCTTTAAAATTCTCAACCACTTGATTGATATCGATAACCCTACTCCTCGCAGACGAGGCTATTTTCTCTGCATTTTCTGCTATTGACCGCGCCTGTCCTGCTTCATGTTTTGCATAACCTGCTGTATCTTTTATAGCCTTTACCGCATCATTCGCTCCATCCGCCTTTGACCATGCTGTATTGGCTTTTTTCTTAGCTTCTTCAGCCGCTCTCTCCGCAGATTGGGCTATGGACTTCGCACTCTCCGCTAATTCCTTGGCTTTCCCTACTTCACCTTTAGCTTCATACGCGCGGTTATCGGCTTTCTCCGCTATTTTCTTGGCTTCTTCACCTGCCATTTCTGCTAAACTTGCTCTAGTCTTAGCATTATCTGCCACTTCCTTCGCGTTGTTAGCTGTACTACTAGCATTATAAGCTATATTTTTCGCAGATTCTGCCTCACTACGAGCTTGCCTCGCATCATTTTCGGCATAAACAGCTTTCTGTTTGGCTTCCTTCGCTGTTTTTTCTGTCTCTTCTAGCTTGTCTTCTAAAGATGATGCTAAAGACGCTGCCTTTTTACCCGCCGCTTCTGCCGCTTTCTGTGCTTGTTCTGCTGTATATTTTGCACTATTAGCTATTTCCTTGGCTTTTTCGGCTTCGCCCTTAGCTTGATAGGATTGTGAATTGGCTGCTTCTGCTATTTTCTTGGCTTCTTCGCCTGCTCTTTCTGCTAAACTTGCTATAGTCTTAGCGTTATCGGCTACTTCCTTCGCGTTGTTAGCTGTACTCCACCCTTGATGAGCTGTGTTGCCTGAATTTTCCGCTATCTTCTTGGCTTCATCTGCGTACGTACGCGCTAAACTTGCTATAGTCTTAGCGTCACCTGCTACTTCCTGAGCTTTATTGGCATTACTCCATCCTTCATGAGCTGTACTTTTTGCCTTTTCTACCTCACTGCGCGCTTGTGCCGCCTCATGGTTAGCATAACCAGCTGTCTGTTTGGCTTCTTTCGCTATCTTTTCAGCTTCACCCGCTACTGTCTCTACCTGTGATGCCTTCTTTTGTGCACCATCAGCTACCTTCTTTGCCTCGTCCGCTGTCGACTTCGCACTATTGGCTAATTGTTTTAGACCATCCAAAGCACCTTTCGTTTCTTCTGCTACCTTCTCTGCTGCTTCCGCTTTACTCTTTGCTGCTGTAGCTATACCCTTCAACGCTTCTGCATCAACCTGCCCTGACGTCTCTCCTGAACGCGCCGCAGACTCTGCTACCGCTTTCGCTTCAGAAGCTAATTTTGTAGCCTCCTCTGCACTCTGTTGGGCTTGATGAGCCGTCGCTGTTGCTGTATCCGCTGCACTCTTGGCTTCTTCTGCTGTGGTCTTCGCTGTATTCGCCACCCTAACAGCGCTTTCTGATGCTCCTTTGGCTTCGTTAGCTACGCTCTCTGCTGTCAAAGCTTTTGCCTTGATAGAAATAATATCTACAGTCGCTTTCCTTGCTGTATTTTTCGCATCTTCTGCTGTTTCTGTCGCTGTCGCTACCGATTGTTTTACTTCCTCCACTAAACCTTTTGCCTCAACAGCTGTCGTTTTACTTTCATTAGCTAACGTTGCTGCCTGATCTGCTACTTTCTTCGCTTCAGCGGCTTTAGACAGTGCTTCTGAAACATCTTCGGTAGCTGTTGATGTCTCTAACGCCTGTTTTGCCTCTTGCGCCATAGTCTTGGCTTCTGAAGCTGTGACTGTTGCATCATCCGCCTTCTTTTCGGCTCTTGCGGCTTTCTCTTCTGCCGTTTCTGCTGTGCTCTTAGCGTCTTGCGAAAGGACATGAGCATCCTCTGCTTTATTTTTCGCTTCCACCGCCGTGTCTTTTGCGCTATCCGCTAACCGCTTTGCATTATTTGCTAACGTTTCTGCCGAATGCGCTCTCATCTTAACTTCTTCAACCAATTGTTTGGCTTCACCGGCTTTAGTCTTGGCTTGTGTAGCAACGTCTTCTATTGTTAAAGCCTTCTGTTCTACTCCTTCTGCTGTCCTTTTGGCTCCCTCAGCTGTATTCTTGACATGATCAACCGATTGTTTAAGGTCATTGACATCTGCCAACGCTCTCAATGCCGTTTCTTTTGCATCACCGGCTACCGAAGATGCTGTCTCAGCTGTCATCTTGGCTTCCTTCGCTGTCGTGAGAGCTTGCCCACTGCTCGCTGCCGCCGTTTCTGCAACATTCTTCACCTCACCCATCACCTGCTTGGCATCATCAAAAGCGCTCTTGGTTTGTTCGGAAAGTGTTTTTGCATCTCCTGCCGTTGCCTTGGCTTCTCTTGCCTCTGTCAAAGCTGTCTCTACTGTGCCTTGAACTTGTGTCACTCTTTGAGAGCTTTCCGTGACCGCTGTCGTCACTCTATCGGCTGCACCTTTAGTATCCTCCGCAATACGCTTGGCTTCTTGCGCTAACCTCTCTGCCGCTTCTGATTTCATCTTGGCATCTTCTGAAGAAGCTTTCGATATCTCTGCTGTCTGCTTGGCGGCATTGGATGTTGTTAATGCCGTATTTGCCTGCTCTAAAGCTGTCTCTGCTCTCGTCTTGGCTTCAGAAGCTGTAGTAACTGCACTCGCTGCTGTGCCTGCTGCTTGCGCTATCGTCGTCGCTGCTGCATCCGATAATTCCTTGACACTATCTGCTATAGTTTTCGCTTGATCTGCTGTTTGTTGCGCGCCATTCGCACGCGCCATGGCTTTTTCTGCTTCTTTCCTTGCATTAACAACCTGCTCTAACGGCGCAAAGGTTTCATACGAATACAAAGATGCCGTCCCTAAAAGCTTCGGAACAACAACGCTGTCTTGAGAAGTTCCTGCTATCATTTCTTCTCTCGTCGCGACAGGTATCAAATATTCATGTTCATGATCGGGTATCTTCATCTGCTTTCGTCCTCACATCATTCACAGTACTTCGTCTAATGAACACTCTTTCAAATCTTCAAACTCTTCTCTTAAAGCCTCTAAGCGCTTCTCTAAATCTTTTAACGATCCATCAAGATCGGCTTTCAAAGCGGCTTTCAGTAAATCAAAAACGCCATTAAGCGGCGCATGTACAAAACCTCCCCCAGAATACAAAACGACCCGTACTTGAGACGGGTCGCTAATCTCTGATATCGCAAACGGTTTTAATGACATTTCAACTCCTCATGTCTTGATCCCATAAATGACACTCACATTAACGGGGCGCGTTTCAACACCACCAACCCTCTCTGTCATAAGGTGATGTTCATGATGCGCTCTGTCATAGATGCCCTCTTTAATCGGCATCGAAAAACTTAAAAAGCTTTCAAAGGGACTCCTGATAAACCAAGGTAAACGCGGCGGCTTGTCTTTTTCTGTAAACCAAAATGGAACCTCTGAAATGCCCACTATTCGGTCAAATTCTTCATGACATTTTTTTAAGCTATCCCCACTCAAACCTACACACTCTTCGTCTAGAGCTCTCTTTCGCCTTTGCAAAGAAACTTCAGAAGAAGAAACATCCCGTTTTTTACGAGAAGAAAGACCTTCTGATGACGCTGGACCTATAAAATGTTCATGCGCTTTTAAAGAACAGGGTTGTATACTTGCAAAAGAACGCCAAGGGTCTAAATTGCGTTCATTATCAAGTCCCCGTAAAAACATCCCTCGAAAATCGGGAACATTAAATGTCGTAACGCCATCCCCCTCTCCCCACGTCGTTCCTATGACACAAAATAAATCCCAATAAACATACCGTGAATAAGCACGCCCATCACACGGCAACCAACCATCCGGCAAGCGTTCCATTGCAAACGGTCCTATCAGACCGGAGGGTAAGCGTTTTAAGGAAGAAACTTTGCCCCTTGTCGGGTTGAGAACTTGCCAACCGGTTATATCTTCATCGTAAATAACGGTATAAAGACAGCCATCTTGTATCTCTCCTCCCGATAAGGCTAATAAACCGGTTTCTGTCGCCTTATAAACGGGCTTACCGGCTAAATTATTTAAAGCAATTGTTGTCGCCCCAACATTCTTACCCTTCGCTTTAAAACAAACCGATATGCCATTCTTATACTCTAAAAATGCCGATTGGCTTAGAAGCCTTATCACGCTCGTCTTTTGGTTATTATCAACCGTAACAATCCCTTCAAGCGCTCCACCCGTATCCGATAAATACTCACTTACCCGTTGCATCATAAAACGAGCGCTATTATTGACCGTGTTAGGATGCTGTCCCTCTGACCAATTAATCAAAGCATCAGCACCACCATTTTCAGATGCCGTTAAAGACCAATCATAAATCGTCGACATCTGAACCTCACGTCTTGATTCCAAACACAACACTTATATTAATCGGACGCGTCTCACTTGCACCTGAACTTTCCAACGCAACATCACGCATATGAAGGTGGGAATGAGGAAAGGCTAGCTTATGGTGCACCCGTATATCCTCTGCCCTTACACCCAAACGTTCGGCAAGTTTCAACCTTTGCTGGTCATTCAACACATATCCCCAGATGATCGTCAAATCACCATACCAACTATCTTCCTCATCTTCATCATTCAAAATCGTAAAGGATTGACCACTATGGTCATGCTTTCTCATAGCGTCATTTTGTAAAGTGCCAAGATAACGAAAGCGGTCTATCTCGCGGTCATCATCAACACCTCGTAAAAAAACACCACGCAAATCTGGAACGTTAAACTTGTTCCAAGTATCAGCGCCTCCCCATCTGATCCCTATCGCTTCATAAAGAGCAGGATAATCACTACACGAGTAAGCCTTCCCATCACAGAGTAACCAGCCCTCTGGCAAAACTTGCATCCCAAAAATCCCTATCGTCCCTGTAGGATAAACGGAAATAACCGGCTCTTGTGATAAAGAGAGAGGCGTAGGATTTAAAACTTGCCAAGCATGATCCCTATAAATCAAGCTATAAATGCACCCCCTTTGAAGTTCACCTCCAGATAATGCACGAATGCCTAATTCCGTCGCCTTATAAACAGGTTTAGCGGCTAAATCATTCAAGGCAATTGCGGTTTCCCCAACATTCTTACCCTTCGCTTTAAAACAAACTGATATCCCATTCTTATATTTCAAAAAATGCGATTTACTTTGAAGTCTTATCAACGTCGTCTGTTGTTCATTATCAACCGTAAAGCTACTTTCAATCACACCACTCGTATCGGATAAATATTCACGCACACGCTGCATCATCACACGGGCGCTATTATTCACGCTGCTAGGGCGCTGTCCTTTTGACCAATCAATCAAATCATCACAATAGGCATTCAAGGAGGCATTTAAAGACCAATCATAAATCGTCGACATCTTAAACCTCATGTCTTAATCGCAAACAGAACACTCACATTAACTGGACGCGTCTCGCCTTCACCAGTGCTCTCCAAAACAACCTCTTGGCTCTCATCAAAAGTATAAGGACTTGCAACGTGACTCCTTAAATTCTCACGCTCTATACCCATAAAATTCGCTATAGAGCTCCCCCCAAACAAGCCTAGACGATAGCCTAATACATCCGTCGTATTCCCATCCCAAAAGTTTTCGTTGCTGGTAAAATGAGACATCGAAAGGCTCTGTCCTTGATGTTGGTGAGACTCGATTAAATCTGTTTGTACACTTGCAAAAGAACGCCCCTCATCAATATTACGCCCTCCATCAACACCCCGTAAAAACATCCCTCGAAAATCGGGAACATTAAACGTTGTAACGCCATCCCCCTCTCCCCAAACCGTTCCTATTGTCTCAAACAAATCACGATAATCACGACGCAAATAAGCCTTCCCATCGCAAATTAACCAATCCTTTGGAATCCCGCGCATTCCAAACGTTCCTATAAAACCCGCGGGATAAAGACTGCTTTCTTCTTCTAAAGGGATAGAGGTAGGATTAACGAGATGCCAATGATCTTCATTATAAACCAATGTATAAATGCACCCTTGTTGGATTTCGCCCCCTGATAAAGGACCAACCCCTAATTCCGTTGCTTTATAAACCGGCTTGCCATCTAAAGTGTTTAAGACAATCGTGGTTGCTCCAACATTCTTACCCGTCGCCATAAAGCGCAAAACGATACCATTCTTATACTCTAAAAACTGTGAGGTGCTTGCAAGTCTTATCACACTCGTTTGTTGGACATGATCATTTGTAACAACCCCTTCAAGCGCTCCACCCGTGTCTGACAAATACTCACTTATCCTTTGCATCATCACACGGGCGCTCGTATTCACACTGCTAGGATGCTGCCCTTCTGACCAATCAATCAAATCATCCACGCGCGTATTATCCGCCGCTCTAAGCGACCAATCATAAATCGTTGACATCTCTCGTGAATCCTAATTCCGGTAAAACGGTCCGTAAAACGCACGCATAAATTGCGTCATCAAAGGATTATCATCAGATCTCTCATCAGCTTCTTCTGATGCCTCTTGCTCTGATGAAAGTAAGGCTCTTAAAACCTCGAGAAAATTATCCCTGTTCCCCTGTGCTGGTACAGAGCCTCCAAAAACAATAGGGCGTGCACCATAAGACTTCTTCCCACCGTACATCTGCAACACACGGTTGACAAAATCACTTGCACGCATAGCGTTGTTTCCACCATTCAAGCCAACCGCATTGCTGCCAACAATTTGCGCTGCATTGGCATGGGGATTTTGAAGAAGCCGCGCGGCTCCTCCTGCCCCTTGTTGATGTGCTAAATACAACTCCGCTTCACTAGGCGCTCTTCCCAACAGACGGCTTAAATGATTGCGATTATCAAGCGTCAACCGCCCCATGGCATCTGCCGCTTGCATGGGGTCAAACCTATCCTGCAAACCATATTGTTTGGCGGTGCTATCGATAAATTGATACAAACCACCAGCAGAAGAGCGGGGATTCCTTGCATTCGGATTGCCTCCACTTTCCACTTGCGCAACACGGTATAAATAACTCTCTGGCAAGCCATAACGCGCTGCCGTTTGCCGTATCGCTTGATTAACAGCCGGACTATAACGGGTCATAGCCTAATCTCCTCCCTTACTCAAATGCACTCAATAAATTCAACTCCTCCGTTGAGGCTTTTCCCCCACCTCCAAACAAAGCAGCAGAAAGCTTTTTGAACCATTCTTTTGTCGCATATCCCTTATGATGCGCGTTTACCATGCGTTGAATAAGAGCTACAATTTGATCATTCTTAATCTGTGTCCCCCCTGTTAACAATTTGACAACATCCTTTTCAATCCGTTGACGCTCTCTAAACGCCGCCTCTTTGAAAGGAATCCAAGCAGACTTCCCAGCAGCTTTTGCTAATTGTACAGCTGCATCACGTTTACCCGTTGGCATACTGACGTTATGCGTAAAAGAGATCTTTTCATTCGCTACACGATTGGGTATTCTGTTATAAAAATCTGCATAATTAGCTTCTCTATCGACAACCTTCTTAACAGCAGAAGCTTTATCTGCTCCATAAATCTTTGCAAATCTTTCATAAAGATCATTCGTACCAAAAATCTCCTTTGCCTTGGACACTTCATCTTTTGTTTGACCCATGCCTTGTAAAAGTTTTGCTCTTGATCCCTTTTTAAAGTATTCTTGTTGTCCCTCTGGTAATTCATCAAAAATTTTACTGAATTTATCCTTATTAACCGACTTTCTAAGGACTTTTTCTCCTTCGCCCATAGCATCTACACGTGCACTATATTGATGATACAGTGCCCGTCCCTTCTTATATTCAGACGATATATCATCCATAATCTCTAACATTTTTTTCCGGATACCTACTAAGGTACGAACTTTGCTATCATCTCCCATTTTTCTCGCTGTATCTGTCATAAAACGAAGTTTACGCTGCGTTTCATGAAGAATCCCCATGTTCGGTTTTTCTTTAAGGAGACTAAATTTTTGAGAAGAAAAAGGACTGACTTTATTCCCACCACTCGTGAACTCCTTTAACCCTTCGTCATAAGCTTGTTTAAAATAGGGGCGCTCCATTAATTCATTAAGCGCGCCATAATATTTTTCTCCTATCGGCGTTTTCTTGGCTATATCGTAAAGACTCTCTGTCGCTGCTTCCCTACTCGCGATAAGATCATCTTTTAAACCTGTGACATTTTGACGAGGAACAAAGTGTTCATCAGCAGCTTGATGAATACGCTCCCCTCCTCCCAGCGCTCTCTGCTCAGCTCTTTTGGTCAAATCAAGATAAGCCCCTTGGTTTCTTTTCGCGATATCAAAAACAAGATCCTGTAAAAAAGGACTATGATCAGCTACGTAATCGGTAGGAACTGCATTCTTAAAAGAGTTTCCTAACTCTTCAGAAGCCTCCTTACCTAAATGTTTACTGATTTCTCTTAATGTGTCTGTTGTAACACCTTGCTTGTGAGAAGGAGAAAAAAGTCTTCGTATTCCACCGACAGTAGAACCAGCCAAATGACCTAAAGCACTTCCAACCAATGCCCCGCCCGCTCCTAAACCTGCACCAGATAACGTACTTGTAAGTGTATTACCAAGACCTTCGCCTTCTCCCGCTCCATGTAATGCACCAGATGCCGCCCCTACTTTAAGCAAATGCGGCAATGTTGTTTTGTTCGTGATGCCTAAAAATGGACTTGCAAATCGACTTGGAAATGACTGACCAGTGTTCAAAAAGGCTTGACCTAATTTTGACCCCGCCACATTCCTTGCAAGTGTAGGCGCTACAAAGCGTGCTCCTGAGGCTAATAATCCTCCCCCTAAAGTCGCAAGTGAAGGGATTGCCGACCCTAAAGCATTTCCAGCAAAAGAAGTCCAATAATGTTGATCACTCATCCTACGATAATAATCACGTATTCTATTAGCTTCTTTCTCATATTTTTCTATGGTTTTCTTATCTCCAGTCCAATAGTTGATAAGCCCCTTCGCAAAAGCCTTTATTGCCAACTCATCATCAGAATCACGTCCTGCCGCTGTGATCCCCGCAATTTCATCATCTAAATTAAAACTCAAACCATGCTTTAAAGAGTTCCAAAAAGCTTCACTCCCACTTATTTCGGGATGTTCTGCTTCTTCCTCATAAGAATGGTTGTTATAGTCTGATATGTGTCCAATAATAGGATATTGATCATCATTCCAAATCTGACTATTTGAAGAGCGTTTATTATAATCTGTTATATGTCCAATAATAGGATACTGATCATCATTCCAAACCTGACGTTTTCCAACGTTATCATTCTTATGATTAAGCATTTTAGTATCTCTTTATTCTAATATTACCATCTGCATCTTGAATTTTTGTTCCTATCTCAAATTTAGCGCTCTCTTTGGGACTGGATACCTTCACAAACTCCATAACGCCTTTTTTCTGAGTATTATATTTATCAGAGATTTCTTGAGGGGTTATCTTCCCCGTCATCCAATCATGCAAATCAGTTTTCTGAAGCTTATTTAAAGCATTAAATGTTATTTCAAGATTTTCTAAAGTTTTCAGTAGCCCTTTTGTATTACGCGCAGAATCTAAAGAACCAAAGGTTGCTACCATCGTCCGACTTTCGTAATCTGATATAGGACCAACACTAAGACTTCCTCTAGGATCCATCGATTTTAAGCTCTCAAATACCGCCTTTAAAGCACCACCCTTAATCGTATCAAATAAATTTTCTAATTCATTCGCAGGAGTTCCTCCAATTCCACGCGTAGCCCACGCCTTAAACCCGTTAATCTTATGTTTGCGAATGAGTGCAATCGAATCACGAATAGCATCTATCCCAGCGTTCATCTGATGTTTTGTGGCAATAATATTTTTTTGCTTTTTACCCTCCCACTCTTTCTGTGCTTGTAGCTTCTGATTATACTCAAGTTCCTGTGGAGACCCTTTAATCGGTCTCGCTTCACGTTCACCTGTCTGTGGATTGGTATACCATTGATACCCCAGAGGTAACTTAGAAGTATCATCACCTGTTAGCAATGCGCTAAGCATTTGAGGATTCCGTGCCATGACAGCAGCTTCTTCTTCGCTGTAGCCTTTGGACTTTAAATAATCGACAGTCTGGTTAACCTGCCCTCTTTGTTTATCACCTTCATTAAGATGCTTCACACCACTTGCAAGCGCATCCCATCCAGAACCATCTGTGGGTGCTGCCGCCATACCTGCAAAAAGATCTTTGAGCTTCTGATACGCATCTGATTGAAAAAACTTATAAGTATTGGACTGTAAAAATTTATCTAAATCTGTCGGTTCAGGAGGCGGTGTTGGGGATGCGGGCGCTAATGGTTGCGTTTGTTCATTAACATGAGGTTTAAGTTCTTGTGGAGTACTCTCTAGTGCATTTGGCATAGATGGCTGTTGATCAACTCCTAAAGGCATTTCCGTTTTAGGAGCCGTATAGGGCATAAATGGTCCATATGGCTGCTGCATATTCTGTAAATAGGGGTTGTTTGGAGCATGTACTTCCTCTGGTGCCATCAAAGGGGCGAGAGTCATTGCCCCTCCAGTAGCTATGGCACTCTTTGGATTTGCTTTCATGAATTGTCCAAATCTTTGCGCCCCTGTAATCGCTTTTGGAGCCACTCTGGGATAAAGATATCTCATAATATGCGGTGCAAATCTCGCTCCTGCTACTAAAGCCATTGGTATTATCGGTGCAACCATCACACTCTCCTACAAAACTATTCTTTAATTATTCTACAGAGCTTTCTTTTGATTCATGTAATCTAAAAAGGCATTGGATACTCCTCCTGCCAACGCTGCTCCCATTGGACCACCTGCCATGTAACCAAAAGCCATCGGTGCTGCTTGAAGTGCCAGAGAACCTATAGCCCCTACATTTTTCCATGGGTTATTGCCTTGCACCATAGAGGCTGTATTATTATTCGTTGTCGTGCCGTAATTCCTTGCAAAGCCATGACCGGCGTTCATAAGCATATTCAACCTATTCCAGCCGCTATTGTCTTGTTCCAGCCAACGTTCACGATTGGCATCAACAACTCTCTGATTGTGGGCATCAAGCACACCTCCCCCCTGTATGGCATTGGAATAGGCATTGCCATAACCCTGTAAGAAGTTATTTGAGGCTCCCAACTGATTTTGATTGGCTTGGTCTATCAGTGAATTCGCTTGCATCATGCGGTCCGCATCACGATTATATTGATCTGCCATAGCACTTGTGGACAAAGCACCAAGTTCATTTGCCAATACACCTGCATGTGCACCGGACCCATAACGACCCGCACCTGCAAAAGAGCTGTTAATCGTATCTCTTACACGGTCTAAGCTATTTTGAAGGGCGGCATTAAAAGACGGATTCTGTCCAACCATACCACCAGAAGCCATATGTCTAAGATTCATGGCTGCCGACGTTGGATTGTAGATTGTATTCATCAAAGAGCGATTTTGATAATGATGAGGAATACTGCCAAGACCACTAATGCCATAGCGCGTTTGATCACTTAACGGGGCAATACGAAGTCCCCCATACACATTACCCCCAATCCCTGTGTCATACATTTGATACGCATCCCTACCCCCACGCTTAAATACATTCTCCATCCAAGCAGGAGGGGCGCTTGTCTGTACCTGCTTTTGTTCTGTTGTTGCTGGTGTCTTGCTCCCCATTTCACAATTCCTTCCTGTAATAAAGCATATCTATGCTGTAACCTTGCTTGTCCAATGCACGTTTCCAACCCAAACGACCCAAGATCTCCATTTCAGAAGCGCCATTCTCACGCGCCCAATCCTCTGCAACTTGCAAATTGTCAACTTGATCAAGAACGCCCGTGCCACTACATTCACAAATGAGCGCGCGCTTCTTTCCTAAAACTGTCTGTTGTATCTGGGTCGTGACGACCGCTAAAAATCGCTCTTCATCATCCAAAACAAGCCATAACTGTTTCTCGCCCATGCAAATAGATTCAATGAGTTCTCGCAACGTAATTTCATGTTTGAAACGCTCTACATACTCATTAAAAGATGCAATGATTTCTTCAAGATAAGGCGCTATACGCTCCATATCCCAAGAACTGGTCAAAAAGACTTTTGCCATTAACCTCTACCAAAAGGACGTAAATCCACATTAAAGCCCGTAATCATCGTACAAGATATTGATTTATAATGATAATTCACTGTTTTGTATGTTGAGTGAGAGTCCCGAATAACGTAAGATTCTCTCATTTCAAATCTGTTTATCTTGAATCAATCAAAACCACTATTTGCACATAACAAGTGGGATGAGCGTGTGGATAAAATTTGTATAAGAAAGGACTAAAAATGGCTCTTATGAACCGTCTTAATGCAAGGGCTGTCGCAACATTGGGGGCTGGCAAATATAATGATGGTGCCGGCTTGTTACTTCATAAGCGTAAAGATGGCGGTGCTCAATGGATTTACCGTTATACCATTCATGGTCGGCGCCGCGAAATGGGCTTGGGTGCCTTGAGAGATGTTTCTTTAAAACAAGCCCGTGAATTGGCAACTGGGTGGCGTTCTGTTCTTCGTGAAGGGCGTGACCCTATTAAAGAACGTGAAAAACAAAAGCGTGAGGCAATAAGTAATCTCCATTATTTAAAAGATATCGCGTTGGATGCTTTTGAAAGTCGTAAAGCTGAATTAAAAAATGATGGTAAAGATGGGGATTGGTTTTTGCCATTACGCCTTCATATTCTTCCTAAACTAGGCTGTCTTCCCGTTTCTGAGATTACACAAACAGAGATACGCAATGTTCTTGCCCCTATTTGGCATACAAAAGCTGGAACAGCTAATAGAGCTCTTATTCGTCTCAAACTTTGTCTCAAACATGCGGCTGCATTAGGATTGAATGTTGATTTACAAGCAACAGAAAAAGCACGCGCGCTCTTAGGTAAACAACGCCATAAAGTCCAAAATTTACCAGCCATGGATTGGAAAGATGTGCCGGCTTTTTATAAAACACTCTGTGAAGCATCAACCATAACACAACTGGCTTTGCGTTTGCTTATTCTTACAGGCGTTCGTACCAATCCTTTACGTCATATTCATAAAGATCAAGTTGAGGAGGATATATGGACCATTCCTGCTGAGAATATGAAAGGAAGGCGTGATGCTACAACAGAATTTCGCGTGCCTCTATCAACAGAAGCATTAGAAATTCTAAAACAAGCGCGCTTGCTCTCTCGTAATGATTTCTTTTTTTCTGCTAGAGGTCGTGGTCCCCTCGCTGAGAAATGTATGGCTACGTATATGAGAAAAAATAAAATTGAAGCCTGCCCCCATGGATTTCGTTCTAGTTTACGCAATTGGCTCGCTGAAACAACCGATGCCCCCTATGAGGTCGCTGAAACCATTCTAAGTCATACGGTCGGCGGTAAAGTAGAGCGTGCCTATCGTCGGACTGACTATTTAGAACAGCGCCGCGTTTATATGGATAAATGGGCGGCTTATGTCACTGGTCAATCTTAA